CTGTCTCTTCATCAGTTATATCGATCCTATTAGTTTTATATAACTTAGCAAAATTCTGACAGAAGATTGTTTTGTTGTCTGCTTTTAATTTAATTCCGGGCTTCAATGATCTACTATCATGCCTGTGCTTAAATCTAAGAATCATTTCATCCTCAAAGTCATTTTTCTGAGGAAATACTGTTCTTAAATACTGAAATAGTGTTGTTCCATACGTATTGTATTCAACGATCATTTTCACATTCTCATTATAAAAAACATCGACTGCTAGCGTATATAAGACCTTTGCAAAATCTTCAATGATGTGTTCATTGCTTCTGAATCGTGCAACTTGCTTTAATTTAAAGAAGTCATACATTGCTCCTGGATTATTTACATTCTCTATTTCTTTTAAATCCATTGGAGAAACCTGGAACACATTAATTACTGAATAGTCTCCACCATTTCCTTCTGCAATATCAACGTCAAATAGCCAATAGTTTTCACTATATCTGGCATCTTCAACATCAAAGTCAGGATCCCAAGCTAAGAACCCTTCGACATCAATTCCAATATTATCAAATTCTTCAAGATCGTGATAGACATACTTCTTCATCCTCTTTCTCATCCTCTTCATATCGACAGGATCCATTAACAGATTTGAAGAACTTACGAATTCATTACCATATTGCTTATTGAATGCTTCAATTGAACAAAGGTTTGCAAGTTCTCGTTGATACCATGCATCATCGCGCTCTGGATGTTCCCACCAATCAATTCGCATTGACTTATACTCATTATCACCGCGTTCCGCAGCAGCATAGATTTCATAGAACTTATTAAAACCATTCGGAGTTGAGGTAATCGTTAGCCTTGATACTTTCGAAGCTGAAAGTGTAGGATAAACATTTTCATAAAAAGAATCGGCAATCGATGGGTGAATGTGTGCGAACTCATCAATGTATAGGTTATGAATGGTAAAACCAATACCTGCCTTTGCCGTTGTAGATTGTCCAATTAAACGACAACCATTATCACAACGAACATTCATTACATCATACTTAATAATACCTGGCTTCATAAAGAATGGAAGGTTCTCAAGTACAACCTTTGCCTTATCAATGATTTCTTTTGTCGTATCACTTTTGTTTGCAAGAAGCAGTGTATTCTTATCAGTATTAAACGTAACGTACCATGCATTATAAATTGATGCTGTTACTGTTTTACCCATCTGACGAGAGGCTAGTACGATATTAAATCTTTCATGTTGAAAGTTACGTAGCATCCTTTTTTGGTATTCGCGAAGTTTTACTCTCTTGATACCATCATCAGTCATTACCACCGCATACTTTTCGGCAAAATATACAATATCAGTCGCACATCTTGCCAGTTCCGCTATCTCTTCATCAGTGTACTCAAAGACTATATTACCCTTTCTCAAGAATTGTTTTCCCTCGTAAAAGGGCATCTTGACCTTTGGTCTGTAACCCTGGTCAAGCGCAAGTAGGAGGTCATTGATTTGTCGAGAAGACCAAACAATTCTTGATGATTCAACGTCACTTTCCTCTTTCGGAATCCATCTATTATCTCCTACGTAATCACTCATTCTTCAGTCTCGTCTATTTCAACATCTGTAATGTCATCGTCTTCTTCAGATCCATTCTTAATTCCTGCTTGAATTGCAGCCATTAAGTCTTTTGTACCTCTCTGAATATTACCATCCTTAGAATCTCCACCGCTTGCTTCGATTTCTCGAGTGTCGTCTCTCTTTTTATAGAGTTCAATGTCTCTTGCAATTCTCTTGGTAGATTCTTCAGCTGCCATTAAATACATTGTTTGAGATTTGATAATGTCTAACATTGACTTTTGTAATGTCGCAAGTACCTCGAACATTCTTGGCGCAAGTTCTCCAGCCTCAATTGTTTCTAATAAAGTTGTAAGTGCTCTTTCACCGGCCTGTAATTGATAGATGAGAGAACTCATTGTCATCTCATCCATCTTTTTCTTAGCTTGAATATATTCGTCCTTCTCGATAATATCTGCATCAAGATAGAATTTCATCAAACTGGTAATGGTCTTCTTAGCCTTATTGGTTGAAGTTGACTTTATATCGGCATAATTAACTGGAGGCAAAGAAGTAGGCTGCTGGACTAGACCCGCATCTTTCGGATCCTGTTCAACTTCTAATCTTTCATCATCTCCAATTAAATTATCAAGCTCTCTACGGATTTCGTCGGCCTGATCTTTTATTGTTCTCTTGTTTTCGCTCATAAAATGTTCTTTAACAAGTTATGTATCTAAATTATTTGGGATTGCTATATCTTCTTAACCTAATTGATGGAATCGCATTATCAGTAATTATTGCTAGATCTGAGTCTCTAACTACATATTGTTGAATTACGTTTATTTGCTGCTCCTCTTCAATTACCCTTTCAAAGACTCTAAAATTACTAAAGTTAATTGGCGCTGCAGAAAGGCTCCATCCTTTTTCAGCGTCCCATTCTTGCGATCCGTTTAGTGTAAATGTCTGGTCAACAACACTAGCAAGAGTTTCCATCTTTTTATGTGGAAGTCCTCTATTGGAATCTGGATCGAGTCTGTAAAGAGCGACTCCAAGATCGTTTGATTCATTATTTAAGTTAACTACTAGACCATACCAGACGTCTTTTTCAAGTGGAGTGTCATATGTTATTAATTTAGTGACTCCATTAACCTTGATTTCCATTGCGGTCTTGCTAGTTGCAATTGATATTCCAGAATTAGGGTTTGCCTCCGCGGTACCGTCAATAAATACGTAACTTGAATTGTCGGTTTCAGTAAACTGTGGTCTAATCCAACCTGTAACTGCTAAGTTCTGGGATGTTGTTAATTTTGAATGCGCCTTATACGTTAATGCAAATCTTTCACCTACTGTAACCTGGTCAAGTGCATAGTGATTCTTTGTAATCATCGTCCACTTGTTTCTGATCTCAGCATCTACGATAGTCAAGCTAGAATGCTTACTAAATCTAACATTATCCTCAAGCTCTTGATATGTTGTCTTATATTGGTCAGGCTTGGTAACTTTTTCAAATTCTTGTTGGATCTCTTCACCAAAGATTTCTTCAACTCCAACCGTCAAATCATCTACCTCTTGTTCGATCACAGTATCTGTATGAATTGAGCTTGTTCTGTCTTCCCATTTTCTCAATTGAACTCTCCAATATGTCATTTGAAGATTAAATTCATCGGCAAGAGCAACTGTACTCACCTCATACATTCTATTAATTAATGGAAAATAAAGATAGTCTCTATTTCTTGGTTCTTTGTTTAATCCAAACTTATTTGTGAACTCATCTCCTGTGATATGAACCTCAAACTCTTCAAAGTCCATACCAAAAATATCGAAGTTAAATTCTCTGGTAGGGAAGGAATTATCAGGAACCATAATTTTTAAAGTATTCTCTGCAACAACATTATAGAGTGAGTATTCTTTCAGGATTACATCCCTGCTTCTTTGATCTGGCTCGACTCTAAAATATTTTACGTCATGTCCCCACATTTGATTTGTTAAAGCACTTAACTGGCGATAAATAGCCGTCGGCTTTCTTAAGTTATATGGGTTCCAAACCTCATCTGTACAATCAATTATGATGTTTGCACAGCCGTCCATCGCATATGGATCTGAGCAATCCTCGCACCAGTTAGGACAAGATTCAATAATACCATCACTAGTCTCAAGTTCAAATGTAATACTAAGTAGAGAAATTGAGTGTCCATCAGACAATCTATCGACTTCTAGGCGAATATCTAACCAAAGCGGTAAATTATCATCAAATGTCTTTCCAAATAAATCGCTTGGGTCACTATTCTTATTTAAGTCTCTAAATTCACTAAACTCTCCTCCATCTGGAAGTTCGCTTTGAGAATATCTGTACTTATATGTAAAATAATTGTTTGGATTTTCTGAAAGATAGAAGTTAAAGTCTCCACCTACTGGAGCCTCTTCTGTAATTGTAAATTGCGTAGCACTAATTACTTGGTCTACGGTAAATGTCAAGTTACCGACAATAAATTTGTCTCCCGATGTAAGGTTAAGATTTGTTCCTATTCCAGTTACGGTAGTATCTCCAAGTACAAGCCTTAACTTACCGACGGTATTGGCATTACTCACACCAACCACAATGGTCCAGTCAGTTACTCTAACTACCCTTTCATATGGATCTTTTAACCTGGCAATAAAACTATCGCCTATCTGAGTTGCTGTGAAATTATTTACCATTATGCTTTAATCTTATCTTGTGGCGTATAAACCTCTCCAGCCAACCAACTAGCTACAAAACCAGTTAATGAAACAAAGTAAACCGCCAGGTCAGTAAGACTTGAACCAAACCAAATCGCTACTCCACCTGCAATGGCCCATAGACCGACAACAGCATAGATCATTACCTCTCTTCTAGAGTTTGGACCCTTTTTCATGATACCTGTCTTTCCAGAAGGTCTTTTTGATTCTCCCCAAATATATGTTGCTACGTATGCAGTTAGGGATCCAAAATAAACTGCAAGTTCTTTTAGGTCAGCGCCTTTTAGAGCTCCTAGAATTCCCATCACTACCCATAAAAATACTGTGATGTAAACTAGTCCCTCTCTTTTTCCGAGATTTGACATAATGATTCAAGATCTTTTTCTTTATATATCTGAATCATAATCTGTAATCACCAATACTTCAGGATCATCGTTTTCATATGCTTCTAATACTTCAATGATTCTCATTATCACCGTTGCATTTTCACTAGTATTGTGTTCGCTCAAAAAGATGTCAAGTGAGCGTAGCATTGATTGTAATTTAATTACATTATAATGTTTATTGTCCTTTAAGATTCCTGATCTAAGAAGAATCATATTAACATGGGGTAGTTGTTGTGTTGAAAAATAGTCAAACGTTCTAAAAGTACCTCTAATTATCTTGATTGAAAATTTAATGGTCTTCATCTCGTCGACTGAAACGATTCTCGAATAACCAGCGTTTCTAATATAGTCGATTTTAATCCATTTCAGGTTCGGCATGTCCTCCAACATTCTCCATATAAAATAGGTTGAAGTTGCCTCTTTGTAGATCATCGCAGTTTCAATTGCTTGAAACTTATTGATTTCTTTTCTGAAATTATTTAGGAGTATAGATCTTACAGCAGACGCTTCTACAAGAATTGAGTCACTATCAAGATTTCTAAAACTATTTGTTTTTCTGATAAGTGCCCAAATCTTTGAATCTACAGAATTATACCGGTAAAGTACAATGTCTGTAATTTCTGAAAAAGTATCTCTATTCTGTGTAAACATTAATTTGCTTCTCTATTTTCTGTAAGTCTTGATAAAGATCTTCCTTCGCGAATTTTTTCATTTCTTCAAACTCGCGATTTCCGATCTCATTACGGTCCATGTATATTTGAACTGCAGATTGGTCGGGAATATATTTATCCTTTTCATTCTTTGCAGCCCGCTTGGTCTTTGTGTAGATCCAACCTGGAACGCTTTTAAATCGAGAAGCAACTAGTGACCAACATTCAACAACATTTCCACCATCAATTCCATTGATATTAAATGCCTCAGCATTTGCTGGATATTTAATAGCAAAGAAACGATTAATCATAAAGTGGTGGCGCTTCTTGTTAACCTGTTTAATCTTTTTATAGTCTGATGGCCTCGTGAACATAATCTTCACGAAGTCAAATAGTTTAGTTTCGTCTAACATGTTATTTAACTTATTAGAATAAGTTGTTTAGATTTTTAGTCTTTGGCTTTGCTTTTGTTTCAACCTTCTTTTTTCCAACCGTCTTTATTGGCTTTGGATCTTCAGGAATGTCCATGCCTGCAAAAGGATCCGAACCTGCTGGAGCATCTGAGCCCTTAAGCCATTGCGTTCCTTCAAGTATTTTATCTTTATCGAATAAAACATTCATATTATCAACGGCTCCTTCCCATTCCTGATCAATCTCCTTATAAATTGCCTTTTGAATAGCCTCTGGGATAATTCTATTATGAAGAACCATTAATGCCATATTATTATTAAGACTAGACTTAATTAGGTTTTTAGAACTCTTTCCAACTACTCGATAAATTACCTCTGATAGAATATTTTTTTGTTCATCTGAGAAAAGATATTCGATTGAGAAGTTATCAAACTCCTTGATATATTGTTCCCATATTTTTGAAGCCATCTTATCAGTAATTGAATAGTTGCGAAGCTTTCCATTCTTCATTTCTTTTTGCCAAGTAACTACCGATGGGATATTATCGCTGCTATCTCCTGTTAGAACCTTCTTAAAGATAAACTCATCACAATTAACCTCATTTACTTCAATTTTATACTTATTGATCCAGTTAAGAATATTGTGCTGATATTCATCGCGACCCATGTGTTCGCCACCCATATTGAATAATAGATCGTCGGTACTTAACTGTTCTGAAGCCATTAATTCCATGTCAGCTTTAAAACCTTCATAAACATAGAGAGACTTTTTGGTATTCCAATACCAAATTGTGTGTGCATCATTTGGCTTTGAGTGATTGACTAATTGAATCAAGTCACGATCACCTGTCCAAACAATACATGATTTACCACGACCGTTTAGCGCAACTGACCAACCAAAGATAACATCATCTGCTTCGGCACCTGATGTTTGCTGTACCGTTACTCCTCTTGTTTTTAGAATCTTTTGAAACTCTCCGTATACCTCATAAACATTTGCCCAATCAACACTACTATCACTCTTTCTTGTTCCCTTATAGTCTGCTTCTGGATAGAGATCTTTTCTCCATGATTTTGAATCTACTGCGATAACGACATCATCGACAAAATCTTGCAACTTTCTTAATTCTGATGCAAGATCAATCGACAACTTACGCATAAATTGTGCTTTTTGTTTTTCGTCTCCTAATAACTTACCAGTTTTTGGTCTAGGCATAACGAAAAGTCTACTATATACAAAATAGTTACCGTCTATTAATAGTGTATGTTTTCCCACTTTCATTTTAATCTTGTTTTACAGATCTAATATAATCATTTTTCATGACATAAAAAAATCTGGCTAATATTTTTATGACCTTATAATTGTCTGTAAAGAATAAACACAACTCAACATTGTTATTACAGGATCAATTACATGAACTCTTTGTGCTTGGTGTTGAGCTACTGTAATAATAATTTGAGGAATGTGTTGTACATTCTTTTGTTTTTCCTGTTGTATGTATTCTATAAATTCTGCGCCAAGTGCCGCAAGAACCTCATCAATTCTATTTGAATAGTTACTTACCAACATTTGATAATTCTTTGCAGGATCAGTTTCATTAAATATCAATTCAAATACATCTTTGAAGACTGAATTGAATCGCTTAACGTCATTGATTGTAATGTTTGATGTTCCTTGCGTCTTAAATCCTTGAAGTTTATTTAAGGTATTTCGAAGATCAGGAAAGTTTCTTCGTACAAATTCAACAAGCGCATCTTTTTCAATACTTAGTCCTTCATTCTTACAAACTTGATAAACTCTCTTAATATACTTTTTTGTAAGTTCACTCTCTTCCTCTTTATCGAAATCAAAATTAATTACTTCGAATCGTGAAAGTACTGGATCCGGTATTTTATTGATGTAATTACAAGTCGCGATAAATCGAGAGTTGCTTGCAAATTGTTCCATTGTAGCACGAAGTGCTTTAAAAAACTGATCACTTACACCATCAACCTCATCTAAAATTACCACCTTAAAAGCTCCAGGTTTATCCATGATCGAAACAGTAGAACAAAAGTCAATGATTCGGGTTCTAATCACGTCAACCGAAGTATCGGTAGATGCATTAATATAAAGATATGGAAGTTCAAATTGATTTACAATAGCCTTTGCCGTCGATGTTTTACCAGTACCTGGGCTACCAGCAAATAACATGTTCTGGACCAAACCATCATTAAACTTCTTCATAACTCGATCCGGTAGGATCAATTCGTCTAAATTTTTTGGACGATACTTCTCTGTGAAAAGTTGATTTATTGATTGCATACAAAAGTCTTTGATAATTATATTAAGAGATGTTGCTCTTGTTTCTAAAATAAATATAGAATATGGCGATAAATTACTCAAAGATCACGATTAAAAGAACTAACAATCCAAGAGGTGGGTGTAGGTTTGGAGTCGTGCTGAAGCACTTGCCAAAATCATTTCGCCAATTTTTAATTAAGAACAAGAATATGTCAAGATGGGCAGAGAGCGACCAATGGGTTGAGTGCGCCTTGAAAATCCAGAGACCTAGGATAAAAGATTCTTCGGCATTAAAGATATATTGGGACTGGGAAAGCAGTTCCGTCGTGGATAAGCAGACACTTGAAAGCAACTACAATACAATAGATTGGATTTGTGCCGTATCTGGTAAACCAATCAGGTCTAAATTTATGAACTTTGACCTTGAGAATTTTATTCACTCAGAATATCTTGATGTTTTAAAAGCTCCGATGGTCGATAGCCGAATCTTAAAGAGTTCGATAGAATTTCGCAAGAAATGCAAAGAACTCCTGCTCAATGAGAGGCAGGAGTTCCTTAATATGGCCCGTAAGAATGCTAAAAAGAGGTTAGACTAAATCTAATTCTAATTCTAGTATTGATATTTGATTTTCAAAAATCATTACGTCAAAATCATAAAGGTTCCAAGATTCTTTTGCACTAATTTTATCTTTTAATGCTTTGGCTTTTTTGATTTTATCTTCATTTCCGCTCTCTTCTGCTTTTTTGATAATATCGTCAATTCTTTTGAGTTGATCCTCTTTAGAATTTTTCTTAGTAGAATTAGTATCTTCATTATCTTTTTTAGAAGTTAATCCCTCTTTATCGGCTAATTCTTCACGTTCTTTCTTTAACCCATCTAGTTTTTTCTGAGCCTGTTCGATCTTTTCAGAGTCTCCGGATGCTTGTTCCTTTTTCAATTCAGCGGCAGCAACCGCAATTTCATATCCTTTAATCACAGACGGAGAGTTTGTATCGTCTTTCTTTGCGTTTTCGAGCTTTTGTTTATTAGTTTCAATTTGCTTATCTAGCTTATCGATCTTTCCTTTAGTTTGATCTCCCTTCTCTTCTTTCTTTCCTTGAGTTCCAAGTGCTTGCTGAAGTTCTTCATCATTCTTAACTGTCTCTTCATGATTTGCAATCTCTTGTTGAGTTTTTTCTGGGGATCCTTTCTTTGCCGCCTCAGCTTCTTTTTTCGCCTTTTCAACTTCTTCGGCATATTTGGCGTCCGCTTCAACTGCATTATTATACATCTGTTCATATCTTTCTTTCTCAGATGGCGTAAGTCCTTTTTCATTATCAAGCATCAATTTTGCAATTTGCATGTTTGACTCTGCATTAAGGGCTGCAATTATATCCTTATCTTTTGGATATTTTGAAGAAAGGGCAGTTGCATAATCTTCGGCCGACTTTTTTAACTTTTCTATCTTTTGTTTATATTGGTCAACCTTGCTTTTACGTGAGGCTGCTTTTTTCTGTGCAATTGCCTTAGTTTTATCTTGTTTTACCGAAGGTGCTTTTTTAGGAGTTGCCTTTGGCGCTGCTACCTCAGCCTCTGTCAAATTATCCATTGCTATTTCCATCTTAGCAGCTTGTAACTTTGGCTTTCGTACATTCTTTTCAAAGTTCTTTCTAATCTTTGCTCTCCTAATAGCCTTCTTGATTAAGACTCCAATTCCGACTGCTGATCCACCAACAACCCCTGCTGCAATAAGTGGGATCATATATAATTCAGCAGACATCATTGAGGAAACTGCACCGTCAGCCTCTGTAATTAAGGCAGACTCGTTAGCCTCTTCTTCTTGACCAATTCCTCTTGCAAGATCTTCTAACTTGCTAATAATTGAATCAACATCGCTTACAATATCTGTTCTAACAGAATCAGTTGGTTGAGAAACTTGTGTCGTTGTATCAATAGCTACTTCGGTTGCAACTTCAGTTCCCGTTTGAGTAAACTCTTCAAACAACATTAATTTTTTAGATAACTTCATTACTGTGTATTTGTGTTTATTATAGTCTATATATCCATAAAACTTAGGGCAAAAAGAAAGGGACCCCTTACGGAGTCCCTTAATATCTAAAGTCTTGGACTATTTATTATAGTTCTAGACCTGTTACCTCGAATGAGTAGTACATAGTCTCTGGGTGGAAACCTGCTTCAACTAGAGCGAATCTAGATTTAACAGCTACCTTAGGAGCCATTGTACCTTCAGCGATAGCTTGTACGCTTTCAGCCATTAGGTAAGGCATGAATACAAGACCAGCACCATTTCCATCACCTTTTCTACCAACGATAACTCTGTGAGTTTCAACTGCTGGTGAACCAGCTTGGTAACCTGAGAATGGAATTCTTGGGTCAGTGTAAACATTGATACCAGCTACAGAACCTACTGGGTAGATTGCACCTGCAACTTGTGATACAGTGTTTGCCATTGGGTTAGGAACGAATCCTGCAACTCCTTGTAGAGCTGAAGCTACTTTAGCATCAACAACTGCGAAGTTACCAGCACCTCTTCTACCTCTGTTAGCGATTAGGTTAGCAGAAGCTAAGATGTGAGTAAGGATTCTTCTGTTTACGTCACCGTAAGTGTTACCACCAGCGCCGTAAGTTAGAGCTAGATCTAGAGAAGTGTTAGCAGCTGCTTTGTTCTCTAATGCTAGTTCGTTGATTCTTCCTAGGATGAAGTCGTTGATTGACTGAGTTAATTCGTTAGTTAATACAGCCTCTACTTGAGCTACTGCGTCAACTCCGAATTGCTTAAGATCCTGAACCTGCTCTCTAGTTACTGCAGCAGCAACTTGGAAAGTTTCAGCCTCTACAGACTTGCTGAATAGAGATAGACCCATTAGCTTGTCAGCAGTTCTTTCACCACCTTCTCTTGAGAAAGGCTTAGCGAAAGTTGCGTAAGGATCGTTACCAGTGTTAACTCCATCACCAGAGAATCCTGGGATGTGGTCTTCTAGAGCCTTCACTAATTCAACTGCTGCTGAATTGTTACCTGAAGCCGCTCTGAAGTCAGCTAGTACGTTAGCCTCAACTAGATCACCAGTTACAGAGTAGATAGCGTATCCATCAATTCTTGAGTAACCTACTCTTGTGTAAGTTGCTGAAGTTGCTGGAGAACCTGGACCGAAAGATGCAGCGTCCTCATCAGACTTGATGTAAGTAGGAGCAGTTGCACCTAATTCGATAGTACCTCCTTCGTAAGTGAAGTCTAGGTAAGAAAGTAATCCCATAGGACCTGCCATTGGAATAACTGGTACAAGGTCAAGAGCGATAGTTTGAGCTGCAACTTGCATCGCTAGTGGAAGTAAAGTTGGAGCCTTATCACCAGAACCTACAGCACCAGAAGTATCACCGTTCTGTGCAGTCTGTGTTGGGAAAGAAACCGCGCCCATACCTGTTAGGTTCATTGGGCCAGGGTTGTTGCTTAATGACATGATGTTAGCATCTTCATAAAGCTTGTGATTGTGACAGTAAGTTGACATCCATGCCAGCTTTTCAGAATCGTTAATACCTGTAGCCTCCTCGATAATTGGAGCCCAAGTTGTTCTGATTTCTGCCTCGTTAATTAAATTAGCCATTTTTTCAGTTTATTTTTTTTAATGGTTATTTTCGACATTATCGGGGCTTTCTGCTTCTGTCGCCCTTATCGTCGATATTCTTTATATATTTACTTGTTAAATCTTTTCTTTAACTCTGTAGCGTAGTTAGAAACATCATAACCAAGTCCGTTAGCTTCTTCTTTCTTAGATTCTGTTACCATTTCGATTTTTTCCATCTTTGGTGCAGTTTCTCTAAGATCTCTAGTTTGCCAGAAGTCTCTTACTTGATATTCTGTCTCTAGTCTGCGGTAATTAGCCTGAGCCTTGATTTGATTTTGTTTTCCTTCAGAAAGAGCTTCCCAAGTTTCTTTATATTCAGTTGGCATAACTTCAATAAAGTAAGGGGTTGCGTTTCTGTTTTCTACGATTAGAGTTGAGCTCTCGATAAGTGATTCGATTTGAGATTCAGTCATAAAGCCTCTCTTAGAAACATTATATCTAACCTCTTTCTTAGCATCTTCGTTAAGAGCATTGTATTTCTCTTGTACTTTAGAAGAAACAACTTTAAAGAATGAAGGATTTTCATTCTCCTTTTTCGTAGCAGCTTCTACTAGGGTGTTAAGTTTTTCAGAGATTTCATTTTTGTATGCGTCAGCTGCTGAAACTTCTTCAGCCTCTGCTACTTCTTTACCAGCACCATCAGCTCCACCTTCTAGATCTGCTTCTAGTTCGTCTGACTTATCTTCAGCGTCATCTCCTTCTGGAGCAACTTCTTGTTTGCTGTTATCTAGTTCAGAATCCATATCTTCTGTAGGGGTTGCTGCTTCTTCGCCTTCAACATCTCCTTCTTTAGAGTTATCACCAACTTCAACATCTTTTTCAAGATCTTCAACTTCTACACCAGCTTCAACTCCTTCTTCTTCAACTACTAGATTTTCATTGATAGATTCAGCAATATACTCAGCATATTCAGTAACTGATTGTAAGTTCTCTTTCAAGTAGTTAGTGTACTCGATAAGTTTTTCAGCTGACTCAGTGTTTTCGTTGTGCGCTTCTGCTAAATAATTAGCATATTCCTTAACCTTTGATAGTGATTCAGCAACGTGCTCGCTGTATTGAATTGATTGATCTAGTTTTTCAGCAACGTGCTCGCTGTATTGAATTGACTGATCTAGTTTTTCAGCAACTGATTCACTGTACTGGATTCCTTGATCTGCTTTTTCAGCAACGTGCTCGCTGTATTGAATTGATTGATCTAATTTTTCAGCAAGATACTCAACGTATTCTGAAATGTTATTTACGTTTTCAACGATGTGGTCATTGTGAGCTTTGATTCCATCTAGCTCATTGTTTTCATTTGCTTCGGTCTCTTTAGTATCTAACGTCTCTTTTAATGATTTAATCTCATTAGCAAGATATTCTGTGTACTTATTAAAGTCTTCAGCTTTTACAAAATCTGCCATGTCTTTATTTTCTATGATTTGTGTTTGTTCGTTATTTGATTTATTTATCTCATAAATATAGAGACCGTTCTCGTTATTGAATCCATAAGATTCATTAACTCTTTTCAGCTCTGCATTTTCGAATCCAGGGTCTGCAACTAAGTCATAAGTAAATAGCTGCTTAATTTTTACTTTACCATTTGATTCAACAGCACCAGCTGCTCTAGAAGAAATTTGTAGAGGAACTCCAGCGTCAACAAGAGCTTTCGCCTGTCTACCTGCATCAGTATCTAATAGTCTGATACGTCCCTTTACCTGCTTGGTTTCTTTCTCATAAAATAAATCTTCAATGATGTGTGAGACGTTCTTCAGAGATACGTCAAACTGCGATGGGTGATCTAACTCCCCTAAAAGCTTTCCAGACTTAATCTTATTCTGAAGTGCTTCGATTTGTGGAACGTATTCATCCTCGCTGTAAATTCTTTGATTCTTATTCTTTACATCGATTTCTCCGAAAATACCTTCCAAAACATATTCTTTTGTTCCACCGTCAGCCACCGAAAGAGTTTTCGAAGACATCTCGACGATCAAAAGATCCTTTATATTTTCCATATTTGTGGTTTATTTGTTTCTTTATATATCTAATGACAATTCTAAAGTTTTTTACATGTTTTCAAGGTCTGCTAATTCACTTTCGATATCATCTCCGCCCTCTTCAGAATCTTCAGCTCCCGCCTCTGCTTCAGCTCCGGCAGGTGCCTCTTCTTCTTTCTCTGCGTCGGCCTCTTCCTCTTTCTGTTCAGCATACCATTCGTTCCACTTTTGCTTGATTTCAGCAAGTTCGCCCTGTTTAAATGCATTTTGACCATATTTGTCGAAGAAGTAGTCTTCCAATTGCTTTTCATTCTCAGAATTAACAATTGCTCCAACTATCTCCGCAGATGGTATTGTTTTACCGTCCTCTAGTGTGATGTCGTCTACTGTAACCTCAGATTCTTCTCCAGGTTTCATAGTGTCTTCCTTAATGAATTGTTCAAATAATTTTACGTATTTCATTTTGTATTTATCTTTTTATTTACATCATTCCACCCATCATATCCATTGCATCTGGTTCGTCTGCGCTTTCGGCGTCATCTTTAGCCTTAGCCGCTGCATTTGCTGCCAAGTCATCATCAGATACTTTAAGATATTTTTTAACAAGGAAGTCCATGTCAAAGAAGTATTCTTCTTCCATCGTCGCTGGGTTTGTTGTCATTAAGCTGTCTCTCATCTGTCCAATAAAGTCTAATCTACGCTCCATGATTTCGTAGTTCTTTAATTCTGCAAATACATTTTCTTCATTAAATCGAAGTGCAACTTGCGTTTTGAATTGTGGATCGTTCTCGAACTCAGGGTATTTAAGACACATTTGTAAGTAGAGTGGCTTTACCAATACCTCTTGGAAAACTGATCTAAGTCTATTAATAAACTTAGAGAATTTAATTTCATCTCTAATCATTCCATCAGCAGCAAGGTTAAAATCACCACCACCATCTTCATATAGGAAACGTGAGTAAGGAATTTTAGAAACGTGTTTTAATTTATCACTAAAGTATTTAAGTGCTTCTGTGTCTGAAAGGTCAGGTCCATCGCCTCCAAGCGTTTCAATTTCTGGCTGTTCACCATCTTTTGAAGGTAACCAATATTCTTTATTGAATTGTAACATTGGTTTTCCATCAGTTTGAAGCGAAGCACTTTCCCAGTCAAAATCAACATTTTCTTTATATGAGTGCATCAGTTGAGCAAGAGATTGTTTTGCTCTTGTCTTTGATTTACCACCAACCGGAATAATGAACTTCATTCTAAAGCTCGAGTTTGTTGTTGCCCAAATAACTCGAGTGTGTTCCATAATTCTCAATAGGTTAAATGCTCTAACAAGTCTTTCAATATATGAAACTCTACTTGCAGTCGTGATTGAAGAATATGAAATATAGATGATTTGAGAGTCGTATAATTTTCTCTCTTTTACTGGATCGTCTTTATATTGTACCCAAACTTTTTTACCGTCTTCGTGATTATATCCAGGAATAAGTGTAATTGGATCAAGTTCTTTAAAACCAATAATCTCCTTTTGATCTGGAGAATATACAATTTCGAATGCAAGATAACCATCAACTAAGAATTTTCTATAGTAATACCAAGCTGATTGATCTTGTGTAAATCCAAAGTACTGATAAAGTTGCTTATAATATTTGTTAAGATCTTTTTCAACTTCATCGCTAACTTCCATTCCAATGATTTCAGGTTGAGCAAAGAAATTTCTTTCATCATAAACTACAGTCTCATCACACATAATATCGAGAATATCCTCGATCTCGTCGTTAAGTGAAAATCTTCTTAGTTCATCTCTTTTACCTTCATAATCCTTATCAAAGAATGGGATGTTTTTCTTTAGGTTGACATCAGTCATCGACAGAGCGGCAAACGCTCCATAGATGTCATCATTATCAAGACCCATCGGATTCATTTGACCATAGCCAAGTTGATCCTCCATCGGCCCAATTGCTTGAGACTGTCGAAGAACCAAGTCATCGTATCTCATTCCAAACGATGATAGATTTTTCAATGCGGTAGAGATCCTAAATGGTCTCTTTCCCGTACTTAATGGTCCATTTCTATCAGTAAATCCTGCCATTTTTTTACTATTATATTCTGTTTATATATTCTTAATTACCTATGTGCTTTCTAAATTGTCTTCTGACCTTTCCGACTGTAGATCCATTTAGATCTATAAAGTCACAAAGTGCTATTGTACTCCAATTCTCATATGAAATCACTGCTTGTCCGCTCTTTAAATTTGGTATATATTGTCTAATTGCAAAGTCAAATCCAAATCTACCCAAGAACTTTTTTGCTCCAGAATATGAAAGGTTTATTTGTCCTTGTCTTATTGCATCTCCAGACTTACGGCCTTTCATTTGGTTTTTAATTTGGTTTTGCATAATTGTATAGACATAATCAAGAAGTTCTTCCTTTACTTTAACTGGAAGTAAATTAAGATTAATACCCACGTCATTTCCATTATATGGGTCGAGAGCCAATACCACTGGATTTTTATCCCACCATTCCAATTTATCTGCCCATTTCGGTGAGGTGTACTCAAAGACATATATCTTTCCAGGTCTAAATCTCTTTCCGGTAGCGGCAACTGACTTTTCATTCATCATCTTTTTGCCATTCTCAAACCAAGCATGTGCCTTTACTCTAGCAAGTCTTTTACCACCAGCCTCTTTACTAAGTTTTCTAATTTCAGTCTTAATAACTCCCATTATTTAAGAGATTTTTCAGTTAGGACTACGAATCTCCAGCCTCTCTCTTCGGCCCATTTTTTAGCATATGCATATTTATCTCTATTTTTAACAAACTGCTCTGCTAGAAACTTATATGATGCAAGTGCCTTCTTTGAGTTCTTTTTTGGAGGCTGTGGCTTCTTGATTTGTTCAGAAGGTTTAATCTCAACTAAGAACTCTTCATAACTATCCCCTTTTTGGACTTTCATATAAAAGTCAGGATAATATTTGCGCTCTTTTTTATCGAGAGTAGACCAGTACTTAATTTCTACCGGTTCAGATGACCAATGAATAACATCATCTCTATTGTCACATAAAACCATAAACTTTCGCTCCCATGAGGAACGAAAGATAATTGGGGTCTTTCCTAAATATTTGTTTGGATATTTTGGTTCGAAATAACCTTGTATAAACCCTGAATTTTTGGTTGGCTTTACGTTTTTTATTGACATTAAATATTGAACAGTCCTCCCTCTTCTCCATAGGATCCGCTTGATTTATCAAGACTTAGGGTTGACTTGTATTTTTTAGGGTGGATTTTATTCCAACCTTTTGCATATCCACGTTTAGCAATTTCAGTAAAATATGCGAATGCATTAGTATACTTAGGATTAAAGTTTCTCCAGTATTTAAGAAGATCCAATAGAGCAAATTGTAAACAGTCCTGTCGATCGTCCTCGTTTACATAAGACAATTTTCTAATAGCCCGCTCAGCTAGGAGAACCAACATCTTTTCTGCGTCTGGTGTTAATTTGTCCTGTTCTTTTGATAAAACTATTTGATCGTACAGGTCTCTATTATTTAGATAATTCTTCTTTCTTGCCACGGTTGGATTATTATTTTAATTTTATATACAAAAAAGGCCAATTGTTTCCAATTGGCCTCTAGATATTATGTATGTGAATCAATTAGATTGAATCGTCAACCATAAGGTCAACGTGTCTCTTAACAACCTTCATTGGTTTGTCTTCTACAATCACCGTAATCATATCATCTTTTGCGGCTGATGTATAGTCAAGGGCATCGACTTTAATTGATGTACCTTCTGGGGCTCCGTCATATCCAGATCCTAAAGTAGCATCCATATAACCGTCATTCTTAGTTAACTCATCATTTTCTAAAATAGAAACGACTGCCTCGAACTTTTTAATCTCATCATTAATTAGCTTATCCGCCTCTTTAATTTCAGTGATGTTTTTATTTGCTCCGGCAAGAATATTTCTCTGGTCCTTTAAGAATGCAATTAACTCATAGGTCTCTTCTAACTTCGCATCTATTCTTGACTTTAAGTCTTCATTTGATTGAAGAACATCTTCGAACATGAATGATACATCCTCTCCTGTTTTTTCAGCAACATAATTAATCGTTGCAAGTGGAGAAAATTCATTAAATTCTTCTAGTCTAGTTTCTGTGTTATTTCTAAAAGCGTATCCTTTATTTCCAACTCTAAAAGTAGAATAAGATACACCTCCTTCCTTAACCTCTACTAGGTTTTCTACAACTGAAAAGCTATTAAAGTTTTTAGCAGCTATTTCAAAAGCAGATAGAATAGATTTGTTCTTAAGATTTACATATCCTGTAGCATATGCTTCATCTGCAAATCCTTCAAGAACCACCTCTCTATTATTAACGTATACTTTGTTTTCTTCTGCGATATATGAATATTTTACGTATGTCGCGCTCTTCTTTAATTCTTCGATCTTTTTAGTTAGATCTTCGATGATCGTTACTGCTTCAGAAACTGCAACTTCATTGTTTGCCAATTTATGTGTCTTTCTTAAGGCCTCAACTTCAATAAGTCTCTCATTTAATTCGAATAGTTCGAAATGAGCCTCTACTGATTCATTTAATTTATCATTTTGAAGGTCAGTTGAAATGCTTTCAACCACATGTTTGATGCTATTTGCCTTAATATCGTAATAGAATTCGATTCCAGACCCAGTAACGTTGAAGTTTTCTAGTGTCCATGCTAGCGTTGATTCTAACTGTGTAGGGTTTGTTAGAATTACCCCATTTTCGTTAACTTCAAAGAATCTACCAGCAGAATAAACTCTACTAATTGAATCTTCATTAACACAAACCGTAAAGACATTTTTATTTAATGCTGTCATTTTATCGTTTTTTTGATTTTTTTTATATATCTCAATGCTATTCCTTAAATGGAAGCTCTCTTCCGATCACGTTATAGTTATCTCCAAGTACAGACTCGCTAGTCTTACCTGATCCGCTATTTCCAACACTTCCAATTTGATACATTCTATTTCCAGCATGTCTCTCCGTACTAAAGTCGAAAGAAGGAATGAATGAATTAATTTCAAGAGGGAAAGTTACCCTAAAGTCCTCTTTTTCACCAAATCCAAATTCAACCGGTCTTTCCATCGAGTAATCGTCAGGTACTGCATATTCGGATGATATTCTATATAGCCCTTCTTCAAGATGTCCAACCTCTACATTATAATAATTAGAGCGATACATCTTTTTGATGATTCCTTCGGTTACTTTAAATACGTCTAACTGGCTTGAAAGTACAATTACAACATCAACTCCTATCACGATTGGTATCATATCAAATTCTGCCATATAGCTCTGCATCGTACCGTTTTCGTCTAGTTTAGCATAGAATCCCTCATTTCTTTTGTTGACCAATTTTGAAGGGTCAACATTAAGTGACGTAACGTTAATCACACCTCTTGGGATTTGGTCATAGTTTCCGTCTGCCTTTCCAACACCAGGAACACAATTTACTCCCTGTGCTGTCGAGAATAAGAAGTTGTCTCTTAAAAAGTTCTCATCTCCTGTAATAGAATAATAAAAAGGTACATCAACTTCAACCCTCTGGTCATTAGAGACCTGACGATAAAAGCTCATCTTTTCATTCAGGTCTGCAAGCAGCCCGATAATTAAGTGACGAACTACGCTATCGTCTTTGTTAAATTTAAGGTTATAAGTTGCCATCTAATATAGAATATTTCTACTAGGTATATATCCTATTCAATTCTTTCTATTTCGAGCTTTGAGAATCCATTTTCTCTATAGATCTGGATCTTTTTATCAAATATCTCATGCGGTAGGACTGAGTGATTAATAACAAACGTATTAATTCTGTTTTCTTTAATTACCTGAGAAAGAATCTTTAAAATGTTATGAACTCCATCATTATCAACTGAACTCAATAACTCGTCCAAAAAGAGCAAGTTTAATTGTGGGAATCTCAACTTCAATATCTTAATAATCGCAATAATGATAATAAAGTCGGCCTTTTTACGTTCACCTGTTGAAAGAGTCATTGGATTGATCTCTTCTCCAAGGTGATTAATAATACAATTGAACTTTTCGTCAAATTTAATATGAAATGATAGATGCATCGTTTGAGTCATTGCTGCAATATTAGTATTAAGTCCAGGCAGGATAGTTTTAACCGCCAAATTCTTAACGCCATCTTCTCCCAAAATATTTTCAACCATTTCGGTGAATTGATATTCGTTCGAAAGTTTACTAGACTCTGCAGACTTATCAGCCTCTTTCTCTTCAAAATCAGAAATAAGTTTATTCAGATGCTCGAACTGATCCCCATCTGCAGTCTCCTTAATTTTAATCAATTCGTTCTTCAAAGATTGCATATCATACTTAATTTGAGAAATCTTTGACTCGATTTCTCTTTTACTATTATTAAGTTGATCAGTTTTTTCTTTTGCGACATCCATCAATTCTTTTTGCTGCTTGATTTGATCAGCACTATCTTTGAGTTTATCGTTATATGTGTCTAGTTTTTGATTATGCCATTCACTATCAAGTTTAGTCTCACAGGTTGGACAGTGGCCCTCTTCATAAAGATTAATCTTTTTCTTTAAGTACTCAATCTCATGCTTAAGTGTACTAGCCTCGCTTCTAGAGTTTTCATACTCTTCCTTTGAAGTTCCTATCTGAGCAACTAAACCGTCTCGGTCAGCATTTAGACCTTTTACAGTATCATTTAGTTCTGTCAACTCCTCTTTTAATTGCTTAATTCTCTCCTTATTCTTTTGTGAAGATTCTTCGAGCAATGTATTTAGTTTAGATCTAACTGATTGGATTGACTCCATTATTTGATTGAGTTCACTATCATATGCACTAATCTCAAGTTTAATATTTCGCCTTTCCTCTTTAATTTTTTGTTGCATTTCATTCAGGACAGAGAATCCAAACATCTTATCGATAATTTGTTTCTTATCACTATTATTCATTGTCAAGAAAGACTTAAAGTCATTAATTGATAGGATGATAATGTTCTTAAATACATGGTACGGAATTCCATACACCTCTTCTTCAAGATACTCCTGTACGCTCTTTTTACCAGCCTTGTCAAATTCAACTCCGTTTAATTTAACCGTAAAAATACCTGGATCTAGACCCCTTTCAATATCTACATCAATTGATCCACATCTTAATTTGATGTTAACCCAAAGTTCACGATTAATTCTATTTGGAAGATCGCCGAGCTTTACACCTTCTACCTTTCCGTATAGAGCAAATATGATGGCGTTTGCGATAGTTGTCTTTCCATCTCCGTTTTTACCAAGCGTTAAGAACAGCTCAGAATGGTCCTGTTCGAACTCAATAGTCTGAAGTTTGTTTCCGTAGCTTGCAAAATTCTTAAATGTTATCGAATCTATTCTCATTGGTCAATATCGTGGTTATATGCGCAAAGATCGTGCAGTTGTTTTAACTTATGCTTTAGTTGTTCTTTCGTATCATCGTCATAGTTTAGATTATCAACGTAACTATCGCACAGGCTAAGTATATTATAGTTCTTATAGATTTCCTCGTCAAGGTCATGAAAGTCCTTGTCAATTATATCATCGTCCTGGTAAATGTTTGGTTCAAGTCTTCGGCCTATGTTCTGAATTTTATTAATTAATTGGCCAAGAGAATTTGATGCTGCAATTTTACTAGGAACAAATAGGTCAACAAAGTTATTCTTTATCTTTTCTTTAAAAACACCCAGAGGAACATCGTACAATTTGGTTATGTTATACTTTAAGAATTTTGGTGATATATTGTTGGGGAAGAAAGTTTCTTCCATATTGTCTAAATCAACTAGGTCAAATCCTTTTTGATTCCCTCTATCCGAACGAGTTAATTCATATGGTGTTCCAACCATTAAGAGCTTTTCTTTTTCTTGGCGATAGTGAATATGTCCGCTATAGACTCGAGTGTATTTGCGATATGTTGAAGGTCTGGTACCATGTTCATTCTTAACCTTTTCGTTTAGATAGAGTCCACTTACTTCAGAATGACAAAACACTATCTCAGCATTTGGAAATTCTGCAAGAGTCTCGATTTCATGGTCAACATCACGTCTCCAAGGCATTAAGAGTACCTTTCTTCCGTTCCAGTCTAATTGTTTTGGTTCTTTATATACCTGTACGTTTGGGATCCATTTCAAAGAGTCAATTGAACTTACGTCATTACTTTTCTTTGCCCATATATCGTGGTTTCCGACAATAACATGAACTGGTAAAATCTCACCAAGTCTTTCAAATACTTCAACTGCATAGTTTAGTACTTTAATATTGATTGATTGTCTATTATCAAAGGTATCTCCGACTTGGACTAAAATATCTCCAGGTCTTACATTCTTTTTGAGTGTTGGAATAAAAAGGTTCTCAAAGAAGTCTTTTTGAATCTCGAGCCATTCTTGGGAATTTGCCCGCACTCCAAAGTGTAGATCACCAAGAATCCACACTCTTTTTACCCCTTCACTTAAATTTCCCTCAATCATTAGAATAATTTATTGATGTTTTTGCGGTCTAATATTCCCGTCTTTCTATCAAGTTCTTCAATTAAATCCTCTTTGTATACATTTGAAAGAGAATTGTAGAACTTGGTTGGATTAATATCGAAGTATGTGCACATCTCACTAAAGATATCGATTCGGCTATAGTTCTTAACCATCTCTCCGACAACGTACCCGTATACATCGTTAATCTCGACCTTCTTTAACTTTGTGTTTCTTCCATGTTCATCGATCTCATTAAACTTCTTAAATCTAGAGTTGATGACTAATTCGTGAATTGTTGTTGATATTAATTGGTAGTGAATCTTCTCCTCTTCTGACTTTGAATCAGTCCAGCTAGGATCCAGATTAAATGAGAAGTTTGGAATTATCTCAAAATCTGGTGAATCAAAATTATTATCAAATATTTTATCTCTGTTTTCCATTATATTCCGTGTAGATTGCTGTTTGTTATTTCGTCTGTTTCAATTAGACGCATATAATTCCAGTTTATATTTAACTTACATTTGGTGCCTTTGCCTTCACCGTCTCTCATCTTTAAGATTTTAAGCCAGTACTCTTCACTTGCTCGCATTAAATCGTCTTGAATAATACCAAGCATAACATCTGCCGTGTGTGAAAGACCTGCGGATTCAGCAATATCGCCCATCGTTATATCGCTTGAATTATAACCATTTCTAGTAATTTGTGTTGCCGTTACAATTAACCAATCATGTCTTTGACCCATTGCTCTTAAATCTTCAGCAATTTGCTTAATCTTTAAGTACATGTTTTCACTATTTGGGTTTCGATAATTTGCTAAGATATTAATGTAATCAATTACAACTGCTCCGATCTTAATTTGCTTTTCTTCTTCAAGTTGTGTAAGATATGCATCAATATCAAGTACAGTTGCCTGTGAAGTTGGCATTTGCTTAATAAAAAGCTGACCGGGAGGAGTAAATCCGTCGCCAACGGTTTCAAGTCTTCTCTTAACATATTCATAGTTCTTTGCTTTCTCTGCATAATCATTGATGTCAATACTTAAAAGATTAGAACCAATTCTCTTTACAAATTTATGAGCTGCCATCTCCGCTGTAATGACGACGGTATTAACTCCCATCTTTACAAAATTAGCAGCATCATTTGCTAAATAAATTGATTTACCAATATTTTGCTCTCCAGCATATACAACTAAATTACCACCCTTATCATAACCGCCATTAAGTACTCGATTAATAAAATTATATCCTGAGTCTATTTTTTCGGTTTCTTTCTGGTCATGATCTTCTGCGTTAAAGAAGTCAAGTCCCAGGTCTGAGTTAAAGGTAATGTTGTTTCTATCATTAATAAGACCTTTTACCTTCTGGATAATACTATCAGCATTCTCAGGTGTAACCTGTGTTGTTTTAATAAATTCAATAGTATCAATCAAAGAAGTATCGAAGGTTCTCCATTTGATCCATGATTCAGCTGTCGATGTCAACCATTCTTCATCGTATTGTGCAAGGTCAACGTCAAAGATGACATCAAGAATTCCGTCGGTAATCTTTTCTTTTGCCTTCTTGTAATTTTGTATTAGGAGTTTAAGTTGATCCTTTCCAGGAGTCTCGTTAAACTTAACATAGAATTTATTCGCAAGATAGCTTAAGACATCAATCTCTTCCGAAGTATAATATCCGGTTTTAATTGATTGAAGATACTTTGGCTTTTCTAATGATAGACGAAAGAATATTTTTTCGAAGTCTTGTCCGAACTGCATATTAATCTTATTTAAAGGTTATAGAGCGGACTAGTCCTCTGTTTCTTCCATCAATTCTTCATAATCAAATTCAACTTCAGTGCTGTAGTTAAATATTGGTTTGATTTTCTCTTCTATTTTTTCAAGAACTTCTTGTGTAAATACCTTCTCTGTAAAGAATTCACTGTTTGGTACTGTGTGGTCAAGGTGCTTACAGATCCAATTACGTGCTGTTTTCTTAGGAACATATTCACCCTTTTCAATTGTACCTTTAGTTATACCAATATCTTCCCAGTCGATATAGTTTTCAAGCCCAACAAAACGGTTCATACCCTCACTAAAGTGTAAGTGGAATTTAATTGGCTGTGGTTTTGCAAAACGATTCTTATTTGGTCTTGCTGTAACAATAATACCAGCCTTTTCTCCGCTTGAATCTTTAAGCTGTGCCTTATTAAGGAATAAAACGATAGATGCTGCGTATTCAGGACCGGTACCACCGCCCGCAACTTGACGACTAATAAAGTCCTGTGTTTGGTATGTGTGATTTGTAAAAATAAAAGGTACCTTAAGATCTGCAAGTGGAGTCATAATAATACGGAAGATTGACTTAAGAATCTTTGAACGTGTCATATCTGCCTTTTCAGAACCACTAACTGCGTCATCAATTTCTTTTTGAGTTGCAAGGTTACCAGCAGAATCAAGGATAATCATCATCTTTGGAAGATCAGCTCCACCTCTCTTTGCCTCTTGCATTCTCTTTGTAATTGTAGTCACAGAAGATCTAAACTCTTGAACAGTATTGATCGGCTGATAGTTAACTTTATCGGTATCGATTCCAAATTTTTTCATTAAGGTTTTATCAACTGCCGCTTCTGAATCATAGAAGATCACGTTGTAACCCATATCAATTGCTCTGCGGATAGAATTTAAAACTAGATAAGTCTTACCGGTACCTGAAGGTCCAGCAATTGAACATGATCTGTTATTTGGCCATCCACCAAATAGACTTCCCGATACACATGCATTTAGATGATAATTACCAGTGTCGATCCATTCTGTAACATCGCTAAATGTTGAATTAGACATAACTGAACCTAGCGGGTTTAATGTAGCCAGCTCTGCATTAATGTCGTCAAAACTAAATTGTTTACTTTTTGCCATTTTTTTCGTTTATTTTTTTATCTTTTTCTCGAAGAGCTTCAAGCTTTCCGATTAGGTCTTTTGCCTCCGCGCTTAACTCTGACATCTGAGACTCCAGATCCTGTAGTCGAGAATGAATTTGTTGGTATTCATTAACGATTTGTTTTTGTTCTTCTGTGAGCTGATTAAAATCTATCATCTCTTTATCGAATCCATTTCTTTATTTAGAAAGATCGTAGGTTGGTTTGGGTCTACTTCTTGTTTTTCAAGAGACCATGCAATTTTTCTTACTTCTTCACCAAACTTAAAATTATTTGGATATTGCTTGTGTAGCTCTAAGATAAGTTGTTCTAAGTTTTCCATAATTAAAATAGTGCTGAAGCATAAATCAAATTAGTATCGAGAGTTTGAAGTCCAATTGCCTTTAAGACTCGATTAAGTGGATCAATCATTGACTTTTCAAATTGAGTGTCATAATCTACGGGTGGTGCAAATTCATAAGGATGCTCACTTGGCATATAGGCGAACATATCGCTAATATTACCTTTTACATGATAGATTTTTAACTTCTCTCCATTACCAATTAATTTATACTTGTTCTTGTATTTTTTATTGTTATTCAATAGGTAATTATAAAATCCTGCCGCCTTTACATTTGGAGGACATTTAGATCCGAATTGTAGTTCGATCTGGTCATCAACAATATATTTTTCAATATTGTTTGTTCTCTTGTTAAATGCGATGTCATCAACATCTGCTAATTTAAACTCTTTCTTTGCCTGTTTCATGAAATTAACCAACTCTTGTAAATCTTCTGCAGTCGGCTTTTCATGTTTCTTAAATAGAATCTTAAGTGCATCTACAAGTTTTGCTCTCGCGAAAGAAGGAGTAGAAGACTGAATTGTATCAAATCCGATTGTCTTAACTTTCTTTAGAGATGGATGTCTATCAGTAACCTCAAGTTTATCATCCCATGCGATGTTTTGAATGTACTTCTTTTTACTCATCCAAATACCACTATATGCTATCGTCTCAAGTTCAAACATTAGGTAGTTATCAGTATTTCTCTTCTCAGCATACTTTTCCATCGCTTTAACGATGTATTCTCTAAGTCTAAGTGCATATAATTCTATGATAAAAGTATCGATGCTTAATTTTTCATCGAGCCATTCAATAGAATTATACATTTCTTCAAACTGAACATAACAAGAATCCGTATCAATATAGATTACTGATGGTCTTTCAAGCTTGTGCTTTACTTTAATATTAAAGTGCTCATGTACAGCTGTGTCTTTATGAAAGAATTCTTGGAAGTATTTGTTTAAGATAGCTTCAGAATAGAGGATGGCATCTTGACCCTGTAGTGTGATCGATTCAGCCATGTCAATATTAAAGAAGTGAAACCACTTGTTACCAAATGCACCATAGATAGAGTTCAAAGTTACTTTTACCGCCTGTTCATAAGCCGTATACTTAGCAGAGAGCTCCTCATAATGCTTAATGAGGAGTTCTGCTTCGTCTTTGGTTAATTGATCAGTTGGTTTATTCTTTAACTCTTCTAGAATCATATTAGGCAGTTTGGCAAGTAGATACGGTTAGAAGTGTTTCGCTATCTTTTGATGCGAATAGTACCTTTGAAGAAGAGATAAAAACATTTTGCTCTTCCTTATCAAGTAGATTCAAGTACTTCTTGTAAACCGTTACATCACCACTACCATTACTTTCTGGATTAATTACAACATTAAAAGATTTACCTTTAACGTTTACTCCACTTCCATTTGCTTTGATTGCAAATGTTTCATCTTTATCAAGTGAGAAAAGATTCTTAACTTTGCTAATTGAATAAGTATCAAGTTCAAAGTTAAATTCGCTACCATCTTTAGAGAAGATTCCTTCAATTTGGTCTTGTGTAAGATCTTTGAATCCAAGAGAAGGCTCTGAACATGCAAGAGTAATTTCAAGCTCGTCGTTATGTAGACGAAGTGTTGAAGCTACTAGATCTTCATCATTCTCGATAAATTCAATTTCACCTTTAATAGCATCAGTATCAAAGTGCTTAATTGCATCAATAACTTTTGCGCCGTCAAAAAATGCAATCTTCATCTCTTTGTCAGTCTCTGGGGCCGCGTTTAACTTAAAGATAGCATCAGTGTTAACAGCATGGTACTTAACGGCATCTCTCTGTGGGAGATAAACTGCCGATGTGATGCGATTCGGATCCATCTTCATGTAGATGAATGAATCGATTAGCTTTACTCGATTGATAAAATCAGTCAAAGCATGTTGGTCAACTCGATCAATTACTAGTTTCATATTTTTTATTTGTTTAAAGAATTTGATTATTATATGAGGGCTAGCCAAACTGTTTCACATAAAAAAGCCAGGGAATAGTGAATTCCCTGGCACGCTCTTTAAAAAATAAAAATAACTTATTTTATTGTTGAATAGGCTTCAAACCATTCAGGTGTTGAAATAATCTCGCTTATTACGCTTTTGTCATCGACATTGATTTGAATTAATCCACCTTGTTTTTGGATAGATTTCCAAAACTTCTTTACAACTCCGATTTTTTTATATTGATTTTCATCAAATTCAAGAACTTCAATTCCAGTAATTTTTAAGACATCGGTCGGCCTAACAAAGGAATGCATTCCAGATCCAACTGCATTTGTTTTTTCATCTCGACCCATTATTGTTCTTGAGTGAATAACTCCAAAATAGTTTAGTCTTACAAGGTCTGCTGGTTGAAAGGTTTTAGCATTCTTATATTTGCTTACAAAATCTTCTACCGACATATTTGCCTCGTTTACAAACTGTTCGAATAATTTTACGTGTTTCATGCTGTTACTTTTTATTTCTAACTTTATCTATATATTCTTAATCTAAATAAAAAAGCCAGGAAGTAGCGAATCTTCCTGGCAAAATCCGTGAACTTTCACGGTCCTAAGACGAGGTCTTCAAACCTCACCATCTTTATCCATCACATGATAAACAATCGGGATCCATTGCTCTTGTTGCAATATCTCCACGTAGAACGCTCTCCGTTCTCATGTAATAGAGTGTCTTAATACCTTGGTCATATGCTTCGAGATGAACTTGGTTAATAAACTTAGGTTCAGCCTCTTTTGGAAATGCCAAGTTTAATGATACTGATTGGTCAACATATTGTTGTCTAACTCCTGCCTGTCTCACCAATTCCATTTGATTGATTTCTTTAAATGTTCTAAAAACATCTTTCATTGGAATAAAGTTATCTTGATCTGCTGTTAGTTTTGATAACTCTTTTTTATGAATAGGTGTACCAAGACCGTTATTATCATTATATAATGTTCCGTGATGTACAAAGTAATCATCCATCCAGGCAATTCCCTGAACGCTTCCTCCGTCCTCTAGTATCTTATTCCAAGTTGTTTTTGTATTCTTACCAATTGCCTCGAGTGCCGTTTCAAGTGTTGGGTTCTTGCGAATGAATGTTCCTTTTGCCGTTTGCTCAGTAAATACGTTTGCTGCCCATGGCTCTACTCCTGGAGAAACATTACCACTCAACTTTGAATTAGAAACTGTTGGAGCAACTGCTCGTAAGTGAGTGTTGCGCATTCCAGTACCAACACACCATAGAGGTTCTCCGTACTCTTTTGCCATATCACGACTTGCTTTCTCGCTTTCGGTCTTTAATTCACTAAAGATCTTACGGGTTTCAAATTGAGCTGATAAGCCTTCAAATGGAATGTTACGATCTTGTAGGTATGTGTGCCATCCTAGGACTCCAAGTCCTAATGCTCTTCCTTTTTCTGCTGAACGAATAGAGTTCTCAAACCCTCGCATGTATTTTGCCTTTTGAATAAACTCTTCAAGAACTCCATCAAGGAACCAAGTTGCTGTGTAAATTAGATCAGTATCTTTCCACTCATCATATTTAGTCAAGTTGAGTGATGATAGACAACATACAAAAGAATGGTTCTCGTCAGTATGGAGAGCAATTTCAGAACAGATGTTTGTCATAAATACTTTTAGACCATTATTCTTATATGCATCTGGGTTTGCATTATTTACATTACCCTTAAACATAATGTATGGTTCTCCAGTAGCTCTTCTTTTTCTAAGAAGAGCTGCCCATCTCTTGCGAGCCTCTTTGTCTCCCTCTTTGATTCTTTGCATAAACCCATCAGGAACAATAACACATTGATGAAGGTTAAGTGATTGTCTGTTTACGTCTCCTTTCGGTTCACGAATTTCTAACCATTCCCAAAAGTCTTTGTGTTCAATATCAATATTTACCGATGCTGCTCCTCTACGAACTGAGCCCTGATTTGTCGCAAGAATCGTTGAATCATAAATCTTACAAAACGGGACAACACCATCACTGGTACCGTTTCCTCTAATTGTGGCTCCGGCTGGTCTGATTTGGTTGATTCCAATACCAACTCCACCTCCATGTTTTGCCAACAACATCATCTCTAGATTTTTTGCACCGATATCATGAATTGAATCGGCGACATCAATTCCAAAACAAGAGATTGGCAACCCTCGCTCGGTTCCAGTATTTGATAAAACTGGAGAAGCAAGGTTTAACCATCCCTTCCAAATATAATCAAAGAATTTACTTGCCATTTCAGGTCTTTGAAGTCTTTTTGCGACTGTTGTCGCTACTCTCCAATAGGCATCTTTCGGGGTCTCACCTTCTAATAGGTAACCCTTACTTATGGTCTTAACATAAACTTCTGTATTTGCCCATGTTGGAAAATCAACTCCTAGCTCCCAATCAAGATGAGAACCCTGGTTTTTTTCTGATTGTTCTGAGAAACTGTTGCTAACTGCTTTTTTTTGTATTTCTTTTAATTCTTTTGAATATGCTTTATCTTGTCTTTGCATTTTTAAACATTTTAATTTTATATAAACATCAAGAAGACTGTTCTCTTGCCTTCATGTGAAGTAACCATATGCCATTCATCTGATGTATGCGCACATAGGTCGCCGATTGATCTTTCCTGCTTGACAACGTTGGTTTTTCCTTCATCATCAGCATAATATGTTTCTCCTCCTGTAAAAGATCCATTTAATAAGATAGAAACTCCTACCTGGCACCACAACATATGATTATTGTCACCAGTGTCTTTGTGCCATCCATGTCCTTGTGGCATTGTTTCTATTCTCCAATAAGATTCGTCCTTAATTTCAAAGTTAAAATGTTCTCTTAACCTATCAATAACCTTACCGGCTATAGGATTCTGAACCTTATTAATCTTATAGGAACCAGGTTTTGTCCCTAATAAGAGGGATATTTCATCCATTGTTAAAAAATCTTTCTCGAATATTCTCATTGTTAAAACAAATCGTCTTCGTCCCAATTTTCATCTTCTCCAGCCTTTGAGTAGTCAGTCGGCCTAATCGCAAAAAAGTCAGTGTGTGTTGTTCCTCCAGTCAAATGATAAAACCAATCTAATTCAGAGGCTTTTTCTTCATCAAACTCCATAAACGGCCCTTCAACATATCCAAGCTCCGCGATCTTTTCATTTGCCCTCTTTATGATAAAATGCTTTAGGTCATCTGCTTTAAGATTCTCTAGATCGCCCATTTCGAACATCTTTTCGATAAACTTGTGTTCCATTTCGACCATTAACTCAGCGGCTCTGATAACATCATCTCGCACCTCATCTTTTAGTTCAGGGTATTCTTCACACATATGACGGAATAGTTGACATCCCATTCTGCTGTGTAATGATTCATCTCGAACTGACCATTTCATTTGTTGACCAATACCTTTCAATAAGTTTCTCATTTGGAAAGAGTATAAAACAGCAAATGAACTGTAGAGAGAAACTCCCTCTGCAAATGCCGAAAAAATAGCAAGACTTCTTGCAACTTGTTTTCTGGCTTCTGAACTTTTTGCTAGGTCTTCGTGTGTCCAGTCTGCTTCAACTGATGTTAAGTGCTCGAATTTATCGGCTGTAGCTGGCTCATGTAGAAATGCGGTGAAATCTTCAAGTCCCAGTGTTTCGTTTAAATATGAGTAAGCAGTAGCATGGATCGTTTCTTGTGACCCGAACATCATTGCCATTTGTTTTATTTCATGTTTTGGAAACCAATTTGTAACCATTCCAGTCCAATAGTCTGAAACCGCACATTCTGTTTGTGCAAATCCTAAAAGAATGTTACCTACCAGATTTTTCTCATGTGGTTCCATTCTTTCATTCCAATCTTTTACATCTCCTTGCATAGAGATTTCTGTATGCAGCCAAAATGCTTGTGCTTGTTTAAGCCAACCCTCCGTATAATAGATTGGATATTCAAATGGCTTAAATTCTATTCTTTCATGAAATAATGACATAATATTCTTATAATACCTTATTTTTTAGACTACAAAGGGTCTAAATAGAGATTTAGACCCTTTGGTTGTTGGTTGTTTTTTATATATCAAACTCTCCAAAGGGATGATGCACTTTTCTACTTAAATTTTTTTTTAAGTTCATGTGCTTTTTCGTAGTATTCATATGAGGTCTTTTTATAGTCTTTACGTTGAGCATATAGATCACTCAGGATTCTTTTAAGAATTGAGTCCTCTTTTGAATAGACTACACCATTTTCACAGACAATTTCATCAGGATTCTTCCTACGTTCTTCGATTTGATCCTTTGGTATCATATCGATATATGCATCAGGAGAAATGTTAAACTGTCTCATAACTGACGGATATAGGGATGCGAAGTCAAATGCACTTACTCCAGAATAATAACCGACGATTGGTTGTTTTACAAATGCTCCAGCATATTTACCGTCCTTCTTGCCTTCTTCTCGATTGTAATCAACTCCAATCTTATGATTTGTTTCAGTAAGCTTTCTAGCCATTAGAGCCTCGGTAACTGCCACTGGAGAAGCTGCTTTGTAAAGTGGCATCTGTGTAATTGTTGCAAGAGTCAAGAGTACTTCCATTGACTTTAACTTTTGGTCAATGTAATATACGAGTATTGAATCGACAACATTATAATAAACATACTTTTGAAAGTCGTTTTCATAAAGGTCCTGTAGACCTCCAGTATATTTAATCTTTGCGACATCAAGTACTTGACCTGAAACAAAATCGAGTTTATTTGACTCTTTTACTTTTACACTTCGATCATACTTATCATAAAGTTGCATATAATCGAGAATGCCCATATGGAGAGGACGACTATCATTATTATCAAGAGAACCGGTAACTGCAACATCCGTTAAGTCAATTTGAAGTCTCTTACAACGATTAACAATATACTGCCAGTCATAATTGATAAAGTTCCAGCCTGTCATCATTGGAAACTTAGGAAGGAATTTATGTAAGAACGTATACAACATATTGTATTCGTCTTTAAACTTATAATAACTAAACTCCCAGTCCTGATCGTACTTTTTAAAGTGCTTAAGTGTATCGTCTTCGATCTTTTTAATTTGTTCAGCTGACAAATCTTCAAGACCCAGCACGATTGCCTTTCTCTCAGGTGTGATTATTGAGAATGTTAAGATTCTACTCTTAGCCTCTTCTGCTCTTGGAAAACCATCGAGGATTTCAGTTTCAATATCGACAAAGTATGTTCGTGGAATATTAAACTCAAATATTTCTTCGCGATCGCGTTCTGGTAGAGAATCCATAAAATAAACAAGCGAGAACTTATTAAATGATCTCGCTCGCTGTCTTTTAATAGGTCTTCCGTCCCAATTTGTGAAACTTCCGTCTTTCCACTTATCTTTTTCTTCTGTAACTACCCAATTCTCGAATTGACTGACTGGGTACCTCTTAAATGCTACTTTACCCTCTTTGTTATAATATGATACGATTACCTCTTGGTCTTTTTGTTCTATATCTAATAGCATTCAACTTATATTTTAATTAGTGTTTATATACGAGAATCGTGAGATGTTTCCACCCGGCTACTTAAATATTTAGCAATAATATGGGCTGCTTTATAATTTGTTGCAAGCGGTACATTATGAACATCACATAGCCGCATTAGCATTGAAATATCTACATCATGTGGGTGTTTGTCGAGTGGGTCTCTAAAAAAGATAACTGCATCCATTTCTTTTCGGGCAACCATTGCTCCGATTTCTGCATCTCCTCCAAGAGGACCACTGTTGACGCGCTCTACCTTTTCCACTCCAGCGTGCAAGATGCTGGATCCTGTTGTTCCCGTTGCTACAAGTTCTACGTCTTCCCGGTTGAAAAAGTCTAGTCTCTTCATAACAAAGGCAACCATGTCGGCCTTTTTGCCATCGTGTGCTATTAGTGCTATTTTCATTTATTATCATTTAAAAATTTAAGTATTTTATCCTTTATGCCGGACTGCTTAATTCCTTCGTTAGATCTTGGAGTATGTACAAAATTGATTAAACCTGGCTTATTATCCGAGCCATCTTTTGCCGCAAACCTATCTCCTAAGAATTCAACTCCCATATCTAAATCATCAATTGCAACCCAGTCCGTAACCTCGTTGTTATCTAACCAGTGTTGAATTTCCATACTGCGCTCTAATTCAAGATCTGCCCTAGATCTCAACCTCGACCATTCACTTGGAAATAAGTCTTTAAACATTCCAGTAGCGTCAATCGGTCTCTTTATAATACCCTGAGACTCGTAGTAATCTCCCAATTCTTCCAGGTTTGCATGAAATCTCCAATCTGATGATACTACTATCTCCGCTCCTGTTTCTTCTAGGATTGAGTTAAGTAATTTGACTGCTTTCTTGTCAAAGTTATCGAAACGCACTTCAACTGGCCCATTAGCACCAAAGCCTCTACGGGGGTTATCTTCGGTAAAGAATGCCCTCTGTTTTTTAAAGCGAGTGCCCCAGTTATTTGAGAGGCAGATTACACCATCATTGTCCAAAAAGATTACCTTCATATCGTTTATATAGGCAGGTTTACACTTGTTTCCTATGCTAATATAAACAAAAAGCCTGACATAAAAAATGTCAGGCCAATTATTTTGCAAAAGTGAGTGTTTTATTTATATCTTAATAAAGATCATCAAGTAGTGTTTGTAGACGATACACTAACTCACCCCACATATCAGAACCTGTTGAGACAGGTTCTAACCCAAGTTTATCAAAGCGTTTTGTTTTAGGTTTATATTTTCTCTTAATATTTTTTAGAGATTGTTCTAAATCTTTTTTTGCATCTGTTACTAAAGATTCATATTCATCTACAAGGCTATTGTAATCATCAACCCATTTATTTATGTCTTCTGCATCACTTTCTACAAGATCTTGAAGCGACATGGCCTCATTAACGAAGTCATTGCTTAAAAAGCTCTCAAATGTTTTTAAATGTTTCATTTTTCTACGTTTTTTTTCAGTGCCGCTAGTTTAATAAAGTAAAGTGAGTATTTTATCTAAAGTCCGCTCTAACTTTAAACTTTCTATCTTTAATAATGTTATTCATCTCGTTAGAAAGGTAGGCTAAGATTTCCATCTGAGCATTCTTAGCAGCTTCATCAACAGAATCTTCGGACATATATCTTGAAAAATCTTCCCAATTATTTGCAGTTTCTTTATACCAATCTTTAAACTCTTCAATTAGGTTCGTTGCTGGTACATCAAAACTCGGTAGTTCAATATATTCTTCATTGACTTTAGATTCATTAACTGTAAGTTCGTATCTGTACTTAAATGCTTTATCTGCTGTAGACTTTGACATCGTTTTAGCTTTGATGCCCATCTTTTTAAGTTTAGCTTCAGTTTCTTTGCGATCGTAATTATCTTCAAATCTTAAAACTAATTGATTACCCCAGTTTTCACTTTCGACATACTCAACAGAGTTTGCACCTATGCCATATGGGTTGTCTTTATACTTATTTACAAGATCTTGAAATGTGATTGCCTCATTTGTAAGTTCACTAGCTTCATTTACAAATGATTCAAAGTTATTTAAGTGTTTCATAATTATTTAATTTATTTTACTTTAATTTCAGTTCTAATCTGTAAGGTCGATCTTCCTCCATAAATACCGATAACAAATGAAGGTATAATTTTATTTATGTCAAGCAAATATTGAAATGGAACAGCAGTTACCGGCAATTCTATAAACCAGACCCCATAATTATTATTAGCACTCATTTGATATTTTTTGAATGGTAATATTTTCACCAATTCGTTAATGATGTTTTCAACCTCTTGAGGGTATTCTCCAGTTTTGGCTTCATTTACAAAGGATTCAAAGTTATTTAAGTGTTTCATTTTTCTTTTCTTTTTTTTGTATTCCTCTTCTGCATCGCCTTGGCCTGCAGGAACATCACCAGAACCGTTCTCTGTAGATGTTGGAAGCTTGACTGGTCCGATTCCTCCGACGCTATCAATTGAGATATTTTCAACAACCTCTGGGAGGCCTTCGTGTTTTGTTTCTGCAAAACCTTTTAATTGTTTTAGAGTCATACCACTGACAAGATCTTTTACTTTGTCTCTATAATCTGAATCGACGTCCGAAATCTGCATATCGCCCTTTTTAACAGCGTATGCTACTCCCATTAATCTTTGCTGTGTTTTACTTTGACTTGGCATTTACGAAATCTTCATATAGTTTTACGTGCTCTATTGTTTAAATATTTTATAGCTTTAGCCCTATCGAAATTGCAGTTACATATTCTTTGGCGTAAGCAGGTGATCTTTTAGATTTACTTACAAATGGTAATTTCTTAATGCTTGATATGGCCCGCTTTACATCAAACTTATCTAATACATGGTTTCGTTCTGCTAGGTCTGTTGCCGTTGCCGTTAAATTATATCCACCAATTTTATTATCATAACTTGGCAAAGCTTGTATTTTCCAGTACATGTGTCCTGTTGCTTTATAAAGATCATCTTTGATTTCCTTTTTGTGGGCGTCTACTGCATCGACAACTTTTTTGTAATCTTCTCTGCTCATAGATTCATTTACGATTAAGAATTCTTCAAATAATTTTACGTGTTTCATTTTTATTTTGATTAGAATTTTTGATATTTTGATGTAAAATCTATCATTTGGGGTCCCATTTTCCTAATAAAATCAATAGTTTGTTGAGATATATCTGAAGTGTTTTCTAAATAATCACAAGCTTCTTCAATTTCTTTCTTTAATGCTGATGTAGAGATTACCTTTGCTTCATTTACGAAATGTTCAAGTAATTTTACGTGTTTCATTTTTATTAGTATAGTTTTTAATTACCAAACGTAATCCATTTTTTTAATCTTAGAGATTCTGTCTTTAATTGACTTAGCGTAGTTCTTCACTTCTCTTGAATAGTAATTGCTACTATATCCTTCTTCTTCTTCACGCTTTGCTTGATTTGTATAGTCTACATATCTGTTAAAATCATCTAGAAGATTTTGCATTGCGTTTGAAGCATCTCTTAGTTTAACCTCACGGCCTTTAGGATCCTTTCCGATGATAACATCTCCCCATTTTCCTTTAGCACCAGTAGCTAAACCATCTTTAATTTGAGAGGTAACTACATCAATTGCATTTAAGACTTCTTTATCGATAGGCATTTTAGCAGCTCTATCTGCTAGGATCATGTGGTATCTGTCAAGATTTTCTTTCTTAAAGTCTTTATCATTTTTAAACGCGATTGCTCCTTTTCTTGCAGTAGTTCTTTCATCACGTTTTGCCGAGGTAGAATATCTTGCTTTTAAAATGTCAAGATCAAGAACATATGCTCTATCAGCAAGTTCAGCTACTTTAGTAATACTTGAGATTCCAGATCCCCATGAGTCTCTAGCGTTAGATTTATTAAACCCAACAGCATCTTCTTTTTTAGATGTTTTTAATGTTCTATCTCTTGATCCTCCTAGTCTCCTTTGATATCCACTGGCAAGCCATTCATTTTTTCCATTAGTTGCACCTAATAGTGTGTTTGCGGGAATAGTTTTGTGCCAGGAGTCCGCTGCATATGGGTTCTCCTTTTCATTGGTTGTAAAATACAGATAAACCGCATTGTTTCTCTTTTCTTTTCTTGCTTCAACTGGATCCATTTCGATAATATCTACATCTTGGATTTTATCAAGTTGAATCTTTGCCATACCGTAGAACACTTTAGCAAAATCTTTTTGCATAGAGCTTGCGCCCGTTAAGATTGACTGTAACTTCATTGATTGAAATGCTTCTGCAATCATCTCTTCAGATTCATTAACTGACTCTTTTAGTGTTTCAACGAATTCATTAAATGATTCGTATATAAAATTATTTTTCATTTCTTTATTATTTTTATTATTTTTTGATTCAAATGTTCCTGTTGATGCTAGGTTGTAAAGGTGGTCGGCAATCTTTTTAGCTTTTGAACCTTTATGTCCATAAGTTGCAACTGTTTCTTCAGCCTCTTCGGGCATCATCTCTGTTAATTCCCACGGATCAAACTCATCCATTAAATCATTTAAGATTTGTTTAGCCTCTTTTTCAAATTTATCAGCTTCGTTAACAAAAGATTCATCGAAGTTCCATCCTGTAATTTCTTCTTCAGGGATATCAATGTAATCCATTAAATACTCTGCAAACTCTTCTGCATCATCTCTATTCTTAAATTCGAATGTATTGGCAGAAGTCATCTTACCCATTTTAGAGTAATCAACTCTAAATGCTTCACCAGCTTCTCTAGCGTATCTTACAGACACTTCAATTGCTGGCTTTTTGGATTTAGATAGGTGGGTAGGTTTTTTATGTTTTTTTAACCAATCGGTCTCGTGAAGTTGATCATCATCTTCTTCGTCTTCAACACCATCGCCGTCCTCATCATCGATTACGCTAGCATCAAGGCCAGTTCCTCTAGGTACACCAATTGTATCTGCTAGGGCTCCTGTAAGTCCTGGAGCCAGCTTTTTAGCTAGGTTTGGAGCTTTTTCCTCTAACTCTTCTTCTAGCTCTTCTGAGTTTTCTTTAATTGTAACTGGGAAAGTTTCTCCGTCAAATTCAAATTCTTCTTTACCTTCGTCTTTTGCTTTCTTAGCGGCAGCTACAAACGCTCTTCCTTCTTCAATGATTGCAATTTGCGAAAGCGCTCTTTTTCCAAATGTAGAAAGCGAGATACCTTCTTCCGAAACGTTAAAGTATTTTGTATTTCTTCTGATCCACTTTGAAGAATCTTTAGAATATTCTTTTAAGATTGCATCAAATTCTTCCTGCGTAATTTTTCCGTCGGCAATTGCTTCAAGCATTTTATTTCTAACTCTAGCGCTTTTTCCAACTTGTACTGCAGGGTGATTTTCAGTGTATCTTCTCTTAAGGGTTATTTTACTTCCCTCATTTAAAAAATCTTGAAAATTCATATTTAATTGTTTCTTTGTTTTTTTATATATCTTTCTTAACTAAGAACTGAGAAAACGTAAGAAGATTCGACTCATCGATAGGACTCTCTTGTGTTTTTAACTTTTGATGGTTCAAATAAGTCTTAAAAGGCATTACGCTTGATTCGTTACTCTTTAACATAACAATTGCCTCAATTTTATCGACAATTGTATTGATTTGCTCCATTAAGTCTGCATTTATAATATCAGTCTCTTTTGCTCTTTTCTTTCTAAATGAACCAATTGCAATCTTATATAGTTCTGAAAGAACCCTATTGTTTACGTATTCAATTGTCTTTTCGTTCTTGATAAATTTAGTATTCAATTCAAATTCAGGTCGATCACTAAAGTCTGCGGAATCAAAACTAACACCAACATATTTTGCTGCATTCTCATTAACATATGCGTTAAATACATTTGAAATTAGTTCAATGTATCTCTCGTCTGCTTGGTCTGATTCAAGTTGAATATTATCAACATCATATTCAGAAAAGAACTCAACTAGGTCTAATAGTGAAATTTGATATGTGTCGCTTGGTTTTCTAGACTCACTAACCTCAGTTTTTGTTCCACTAAGTTTAAAGTTTTTTACCGTCTTGCCATCAAAGAAATTAATAACTAAAGAATCAATATCTCCATCAAGATCTTCATTAAGAGCCGTCTTACTTAACGAATTATTAAAAATGTTATATGCTCTTCTGGTAAAACTTAACGCTTCATATGCTTGATTTCTTTCGGCATCACTCATTTCTAATAGTTTTACTAGCTCATCTTTCTGATGAGAACTCAATACTCCTTTAAAAACAACCTGTGGTCTTTGAACATCTAATTTATCTGCCCATTCAAAAAGAACCTTTGGGTCTCTAATAACCTTCTTTATTAGTGTATTGTCTAGAGGGTTCATTACCTGAATATGTGTTAAGATAAGCCCGTTCTTTGGTGTTTGATCGTATTTAATGTCAATTGTTTGACTGTCTGTCATGTAGTCAAAACCAAACTTCCAGTCAAGCGGCATTTCAGCCTTTGTCACGTCGTCAACCGATTCAAAATATTTAATTGCATTCTCATAATATTTAGCGATTGTGCGATCTACTTTATCCAACGGCTTCTTTTTACCACTCTTAAAATAGGTGTAACCAACTGAATCGTTTTGAACGTGAAACGAAGATGCCTGTACTTTTTCAGTAACAACACATGGAGACTTTAGCATCTCCATAAAATCTTCTCTATTCGTTGATTCAAAATATGTATGTAAGCTTTGTAGTGCCATAGTTTTATTATTTAGCGATGTCTTCTGGTAGAGGCAGACCTGACATTCCTAGTTTAACTTCAAATTCTTTAAAGATCTCATCTCTCTTTTTAGGAAACTTAAACATTGATGAGTTAATTAAATCTCTTAAACTCTCATATGTCATTAAATCACTTACTTTTGCGCCATCGAAGAGAAGGTCTGCTATCTCTTCTGGTAGTCTTGTAATTTCTTTATCGAATTCTTTTAGTAACTTTGCGTTTTTAACCAATCCTCTCTTACCAACAAATGATTTACGAACCTTTACAACTCCTTGATTCAAGCGAATTACATATGCTTCGTACTCTTTTGTTTCTCCCTCTTCTGTTTGATCTATAATCTCAACAAATGATTTACCAATTGCCGACATTAGGAGGATGTTTCTATATGCACCTTTATATTTTGACTCGTCTTTTGTAAAGTCTGGAGAGTGGTACATAAATCTACTCCAATTAATATCTCTTGATAACATTAGGTCGACTTGACCTACTCCATTATTTGATTTACCCTCAATAGGAGCAGCGATTGATACCTGCTGGAATCCTACAGCCATTGAGGTGTCTAACCCTTTTTCTTTCAATAAATCATTCATATCGAAAAGAACTTTAGCCAGTGAAGTGTCTAAGTGTCCTGCAATCTTATCGGCAGAAACAGCAATATCAATATCTCCGCTAGTCTCTCCTGGATTCTTTTTTCCAGCGCTTCCAATAACTGCAGCATCCTCTCCGATACCAGCAATTCCAATATGAGGAAAAACATTTTTCTCGATCCATTCTAGAGTTGCTGCAACTTCATGTTGTTCAAATGGTCTGGACTGTGCAATTGCATTACCACTTTCACTTACAAACTGTTCAAACGCAGCTGCAACATATTTACGACCGTGTTTATTATGTAATATGTCTGAGATTAGACCTTCTTTGTCAATCCCTTTAGGGTTACCAATTTTATAACTTAGCGACCACATCTTTCTTAATTCAGCAGTTGACGTCTTTTTAAGTTTTTTGTACTCTCTGCGGATTGATTCAGGATCCCTCTTTGAAGAAAAGTTTGATCGCGGAATCTTATCTTCACTTACAAACTGTTCAAATAATTTAACGTATTTCATCTCTATTTTTACTTATTATGATATTCTATTTGGTCTTTTAAAAATTCCTTAATTGTTGGAATTACATCATCTTCAGAATTAATTTCATCAGCCCAGTTGTCATCACCAAAAACCTCTCCATTTCTAAAAAATCGAATAGATCCGTAATCACGATCATTATCTTTGTATTTAGGTCCAGTCAGAATATAATCCATTCTATTTGCCAGAATTCCCTCTTTTTCAATAGTTGCCGGATACCCAGCCTTTTTAAGTATCTTAGCCGCTTTTCTCAGGTTTAATTTTACACCTCTATCTCTTCCTACTTCTTTAGCAGTTATCGTGTATTCACCTATAAACTGCTCAAATAATTTAACGTATCTCATTATTAGTTGTTTGTTTTTAATTACAGTACTAATATAATTAAAAAGTCTGACATAAAAAATTCTGGCTTATTTTATTATGTGTTTTCTTAATTTGTCATAGTATTTATAAAGATATTTCGGCACCATCTTTTCGAATGCTTCTCTATCATCATTTGCAAGTGCTTCTCTAGTCTTTGTACCGCTAGGTCCTCCTTCTGCTCTTGCATCTACCATTTCTAGTTTAAAATCCGGATGTACAACCGTATCGGTCTTTGGTCCAGTAACATATTTAATCTGTGGTGTGTATGCCTTGATTCTGTCGCTTCCAGCACCTACACCAACAGTCTCATATCCTTGCTCTCTTAAGAATCTAACAAACCAAGGAATTACTGTTCTACCATAGCTATTTGGGTAAATAAAGAAATCTGCGATCTCCTTCTCGTTCTTTGCAACCTCTTGTCCAATTTGAAGTAGAAGGCTTTCTGGGAATGGAGACTCTTCACGCTTTGAAACTATTTGCATCGCAACTACTGGCTTACCAAACATTTTGGCAGCATTTTTAAGGGCTGCGATATGTCCATTATGAAATGGCTGGAATCTACCAGGCATTACCACGACTTCAGTACCCTCAATTGGTTGAGTGGTGTCTACCGCCTCACTAATAAACTGCTCGAATAGTTTTACGTGTTTCATCTTTTTCTTTATTTTTTGCTTAGCCTATATAATAGCTACTAGATTTATCTATATTAAGTTCTTTACCATAGTCATCAGTAAATGCATTGTATGGTTTTTTAGCACTTAGTGAAAATGAATTTGCGTCAATTTCTTGGATTAAGAAATGTAAAGATTCTACTCTAGCCATTCTTTCTAAACCTGGTCTAATAGTTTCTATAGCTTGGTCAATATCAAACCCATCTTTGGCGTTAAATGTCATAAATGTTTTAGAACCTGGTTTAATTGTAACTCTACTAGTTGATAAAGATTGAATATCACTAGGTTTTACGAATTTTTTAACCGATGAAACAAAACCCTTTGAATTTTTCCATGGCATATAATTAGTAGATGCTCCTATTCCACCTGCTCTCATTTCAGTATCGCGGTCTACTCCATAGTACTCGGCTTCATTTACAAATTGTTCAAATAGTTTTACGTGTTTCATTTTGATGCTATATTTTATTTAAATTAGATGTTTTCCAGCTTTCTAACATCTGCACATCGCATAACCTAGAACGTTTTCAACATATGATTCTAATTCTTCTATAGTAGCATATATTTCATCTGGATCTGTATTTGGATCGTAAAGACCTTTATCCATTAAATAGTCAATAAACATGTCCATGTCTTCGTTATCCCAAACATCTCTTCCTTTCATTGTTTTAGCCCACCATTTTTTAGCCTCTTTCTCGATTTTCTTATCGGCTTCATTTACAAATTGTTCGAATAGTTTTATGTGTTTCATTGCTTCTTTTTATCTTTTAATTTCTATATTATAATAATGTTCATTATCACCATTTTCTTTAACAACCTGTAGAGCTTTTGCACCAAAATCTTTAATAGCCTCTCTAATATCTTTTGCAATAGATTGGCCCTTCATACCTCTATATGTTATGAAAATATTTTTTGTGTCTTTAGGTCCTTTTGGAAAAGCATAAGGAACAAATTTACTTTTCATTTCTTGAGCAGTGCCATGATTCCAATCAAGTTCATTTTCAAGGTGCTTGATTAATTCATCAACGTTTACAGATTCATTAATATATTGTTCGAATAGTTTTATGTGTTTCATCTTGGTGTTATATTTTATTTAATAGTCAAACTCATAACCTAGAACGTTATCAACATATGATTCTAGTTCTTCTCTAGTATCACTTAGTTCATCTGAATTTGGATCTACTAGACCTTTATCCATTAAATAGTCGATGAACATGTCCATGTCTTCGGCATCCCAAGAATCTCTTCCCTTCATTGTTTTAGCCCACCATGTTTTAGCCTCTTTCTCGATTTTCTTATCGGCTTCATTTACAAATTGTTCAAATAGCTTTACGTGTTTCATTTTACTCCTTATTTTTTGTATGCTAAGATACTTCTAATTTGATGGATTGGTGCAAAAATACCAGTGTACTTATAGACTTTACCTTTATAAACAAATGTAATACCTTCGGTAGGTACAATGTTCTCTAATCCTCCAACTGCTGCAACTCTACTTAATTCATGTTCAAGTTTTTCAACATCTGTCGCATCTCCATTTTTTCTAATAGTATTAATAGCAGTCTCGATCTCTTTGCGCATCTGCTCTCCAGCCTGTGTTGGGTTTGCGGATAAGAAAGCCTCCATATGTTGCATCATCTCTGTACCAACCTCTAGGAAAAGATTTTCAAGAGGAGCATAGATTTGCTTCTTAATCATCTTTTCATTCTTTTTCTCGAAATCACTGTACTCCTTTGTTAAATCGGGACCCATGTCCTTTTTCATTTTAGCAACACTATATGATTTGTTGATCCCTCCAAGTCGATTAGCAATTCCTTCAATTGACTCTTCTGGAATATCTATGTCAAGTCCTCTAACGACGTTAACCGCTCTACCAACGACAAAATCCTGTACTGTTGAATTTAAGTTAATACCTGCATCCTGCATGATACCTTTTAGTTTGTCATTATAATACTTTGCTCTCGCTTTGGTATTCTTAAATGGCTTGATAGGAATATCCTGTGGTCCACGAACATAGAACATCTCTTGTGCTGCAGCGTTTGCGTCTGCTATCATCTTACCAAGATCTCTACCGGCTTGTTTATCTTCTCCAACTACTTTTCCATCAATGTCGTATTCTACAATACCATGAAATACTAGAAGGTCTTGACCATAAGGAACTGTGTTCTGTGTTACTGGAGTCATAATTTCGACGCTTGCGAATTTTGTACCTTCACCAAACATCTTTTCTTTATCACCAGGAGAAAGGGCTCCAATTGAAGCACTTAGATCGCGCATTGCTGTGTTGTATGCAATTTCAATGTCTCCTCTGTCTTTGAATTTTGCGGCAAGATCGGCTGCTGTCATTGCGTTTTCACCAGCATTCTTAAGATGACTCTTATTTCTTGCAGCAATTAGTTGACCATTCTTCCATGAAATTGAAAGCTGCTGTCCGTCAGTTTTTTCTTGAACGAAGTTTTCTGGACCAAATGCTCCTTGAACTGTAGCATCAATCATATCTTTTACATCCGCCATTGTTAAACCTAAGTCTTCAAACGGATGGGTAAGGTGGCCATATGCTCCACCTTCAAATAACGGTTCGAGGTCAGTATTTCTGACCTCTCTTTCCGTTAAAAATTCTTCGTATGTATATAATTTATTCATTTATCCTAGTGAAGATTGTAAAGCTCCTACCATAGAACCATAATCTCCTTTATGTTTTGAAATTAAACCATCGACTATTTCTTGTGCTTTTTCTTCGTCAAATTTATCTCCAAATGCTTTTTGAAGTACTGCAAAAGCATATTCTTTGAAGTCATCATCTGATTTTACTTCAGCTTCGGTAACTGCTGATTCTTTAATATCAAATGAATGAACTCCACCACCTGACATAATATCTCTCCACTCAACGTGATTTAACTCTACTTCTGGATATAGTGTCTTTACTTGATCGATTACATAGTCTGGATTTACTTTAAATCCGTATCTAACCTCTAGTTTTTTCTTATCAAGTTTTGTAACTTTTGGTGGTGTATTACCACTATACGCTATGCGAAGTTGATATTGTACATCGCTCTTATTTAGACCTTCGCTTACTTCAACATCCGCTGATTCCATTGGCTCAAACATTTTAACCATCATTTCAAAGTCTTTCTTAAAATAACTTCTTAGGTAACCTCTAACCGCATCGTCAATTAAACCATCTCTATCTCTTTTGTATTCTGGCCAATCATCCCAGTGCCAATCAACTGCATTTTCCGCAGCATCTCTTAGTTTTCTATCAAAAGGTGATGGCATTTTCTTAGGACTACCAGCATCTTTATGGATTTGTTGATTCATGATGCTTTGATCTGAAGAACCCCATTCGTTGACTACTGATTCTCCTGCAAAGTCTTCTGCATTCTCTTTGTCCTCTTTATCTACTGAAGTTACTTTGTACGTTTCACCGTCAACCTCAAATTCATCTTCACCGTCTGCGATTGCCTTTGCTCTTGCAGCTCCAAACTCATTTCCTTCAAGAATTCTAGCCTCTAGTACTTCTTTACTTTCGAATTGAGCGTGAAAATCAGCGATTAATTTTGCGGCCATTGTTTTCTCTCCAATAGAATCTAGGTATAGTGCAGTTCCTTCAACGATTCCTTGTCCTCCCCAGCCAGCGGCATTTGAAATTCTAGAAGCTTCATTATATAATGCGACTTTAATTCTATCCGCTGAAACTTTAACTTCAATATTACCAAGTCCGCTTGGTTTTGTTACGATCGGAGAAAGTGCTCCTTTGATATTTTTAGCAATTGCATTTCCCTCTCTAGAAAAATTAGCGTCCTCCATTGCAGCTTGGAAAATAACTTTAACTGCCCCAAGTTGCATATTTTTACCATCTACTAAACTTGTGTACATCTTACCAAATAGGTGATTGTATTGAGTTACTACCTTCTTAGCATCTCTCTTATATTCGATTGGAAAACTTCCAGTTGCTTCAAAAACAAACTTTTCAAAACGAGTAGTTTCAACTGTTTCAAATGCAGGTTTTAGGTCATTATCTTCATAAGTATCTGCCATATACCATTTTCCGTCTCTTTCATCATATAGATAGATGAATTCTGCCCATGACTGTTTAGCATCTCCAATAAAGTCTCTAATGTAGCCTGCGTTTCCTGACATTGTCTCCGTATCGTCGTTATAATAATTAATCTTCTTTGGATCAGCCTCTAAACCAGATCCTGCTCCATTTTGAATAACAACGTCGATGTTTTTTCTCTTAGATCCTGAGTAACCCTTCTTGATTAGTGGTAACATATTTTCTGGATAACCGTCATAATGCATATAAACAGCTTGAATGTCTCCCTTTTTATTAATTTTACCAAAGAATGAACGTGTTCCCTCTTCAATTAGAGAAAGTGATTCATTAAGATCAGTACCTTCTAATCTTGAAAAGAACTCTCCTCTCTTTTCTTCGTCTAGTTCAGATACTTTTGTTACTCCGTATTCTGCCAATAGATCTTTGAAACTGCGTGCAGTTTCTTCTCTAGCCTCTGTTTGTTTTTGTGCTTCCTCTTCAGCTAATCTTTGTGATCTAGCCTTTGTGAAGTCTTCAAATGAATTTAATCCAGCCATTGTATTATTTTATTTTTTGATTATGTCTGTACTTTTTTATATATCTCCGTCAAACTTTACCTTTTTAATGTCATACTGAAACTTCTGCTCCTTGTATATCTTACGCCTAGCTTTCGAGTGTCTCATTAAATAGTTGTCCCAGTCTGGTGAGCTAATGTCATCTACAAAGTCAACGATCGTTACACTATCTTTTGACTCATGTTGTCTTAATCCACGACCAATTGATTGTCGAATTATCACCTCTGATTTAAAAGATTCTGTGAAGAATATATTGTGAATTTTCTTAATTGAAATACCAGTAGAGAAGGTACCATAGCTTGCTACGATAACGACCTCTTCTCCGATCTCCATTTTCTTTTTGTATTCTTCGCGAATGTCCTTATCGGTACCGCCGTCAACATAGTAAACGGTCTTGTCGCTATCATTGCGAAGTTTTTCATATATCTTCTGGCCATGTTCAATCCTGTGGAAAAGTACAAGGGAATTGCCGCGTACTCTGGAAATGATGTTACAAATAAAATTGAGCCTGCCCTCCGAATTAATGATATAGTTTTGTTCAAATTTGAAAACGTCTTTACTTTCATATTTATTAAATGCCATTTCTCTGAAAGCCTCTTTTGCTTTTTCAGGTGCATAGTCCATCTCAATAACTTTTACGCGACAGTTTGCAATGTAACCCTCAGTTTGAAGGAAATTTGCGCTTACCTCGGTAATTAGTGGACCAGTATAGGCCATTAGTGTTAGTCGATCCAGTGTTCCAGACTTTGGTATAGTACCGGAAAGGCCATATCGATAGTCGGCATTTTTACACTTCGATAGGATCGTTTTAATTGACTGTGATTTTGCTTTGTGAGTTTCATCAATGATCACAGCATCAAATTGGTCAAAGTATTCAGCTTTCTTCTTAATTAATGATTGATATGTACCGATCACTACGTTTCTGCCAGCTCTGATCTTTTGACCACTATAAATTTGCTGAATCTTGATGTTTACCTGGTTTCGATAGTTATAGTCCATAAAGTCCTCACTTGCTTGAATTACAAGTGAAACGTTTGGTACGATAAACAGGATCTTTTCAGCCTTTTGTTTCTCTAAAATATATGCAACTGTTAGGAATGAGATTAGTGTCTTACCAGCAGATGTTGCAAGCTCTGAAAGACACTTTCTAAATTTTAATATGTTATATGCAGCGTCGATTTGATAGTCGCGGGGTGTTATCTCTGAATCATCAAAGAAATCTAATGCCCATTTTTCAAAAGACTCGGCACTAATGTCCCTATCGAAAAGTTCGGTAATTCCATTAATCTTTAGCTCGTACTTGTATTCCTTACAAATGTCAACCACCTCTTTCCAAAGACCAGATGGAATCCATTTATCGTCCTTGACATAGGAAATGTAGCCGTCCCATACCCCCTTTTTGACAAGTGGATTGAATCTCCACGAGTCAATTCTTTTGGTAAGTGATATATTCAGCTGCTCGAGTTCTAATGAAGTCGCATCATCGATTCTAAGCAACTGTTTATTTTCAGTTAAACTGAGCTCCATTCATGATAGAGTCTTTTTATTCTCCTTACAGGTCTTTAATGGCTAACCTGTTTCGGATGGCAAAGCCCATATTATCTAGGGTTTTTACCGACTCCTTGAAAAAGTCTAATTGATTTTCAAGGTGTGAGAGTATGGCATTTTCGTCAGCTAGGTCGGCCTCGATGAATCGCTCTTTTTGCTTTTCACCAAGTTTGTAGTCATACTCATAGTAACGTAGATATGCTTCTCTATAACGATCTGCTATCTTACGCTTCTGATCTTTAATCTTCACATTGATATATGCGATGTGATCGATCATCTTTTGGCGATTGGAGAGAACCATTGCAATAGTGTCCTCCATGCCATTTATGTATCTTAGTGATTTTGCTAGGTCCTGGATCTTTAAAGTCCATTCTTCTCGCTGTTCACTTAATTTCTTATCCAGTGCTAGGATCTTTTCTCTATTTGACATCAATATTATTATTAAAACAGTCCCTTGTCCTTGTTATTCTTTCTTATAAACTCCGATACCCTTAATTTCTTTTTAAACTTCGGCTTCTCAATATCGATCTTTGGAGCATCATGGTCATAATTGGCGGAAGTAAAGCCAAGCATGGCTTTCATCCCTTTAAACCTGTCTCGGTCCCTGTAAAAATCATCAAGATCCTTGTCTACCATCTCTGTAATTCCTTCTATACGTACCATAGATCTAATTGACTTGAAGTGAAATAATCATCCAGTTTTTTAATTGCTGGGTTCTTTAGCTCGAAACACTTAATAACCAAATCGTTCAGATCTTTTATATCATATGTATCTAATTTATTTTCTTTTAAAAATTTAGACCACATAAATACAGATCTGCCCTTCTTTAATTTTTCAGCCATCTTTTTCTTACCAGTTTTGTCATTATCAAACATATAACGAACAGTTGCCATTTGGTCGAACTCTTCAGTGTTACGACCAGCCGTTGCAAGTGCAAGGCTATTAGTCATAAACTTAGAGTCGATTGGACCCTCAAAAATCGTAACTGGTCGTTGGAAATTTATTTGCATAATTCCAAACAGAGTCGATAGTTTTGTTATCTTTTCAAGTTCTTCTTGACTGACTTCTAATTCCTTACCTAGCTCTTCATATAATTTTGGAAGGTCATATGTTAGGTATCTTTGTCCCTTTCCTTTCATTCTTCGACTTTGTGCCGACATAATCTTACCATCTCCAGTAAAATTAAGAATCCAAAGGCGATTGTCTCTTGGGCTAAATAGGAACTCTTCACTCTTTTTATGAAGCAGTCTCTTTTTTAGATAGAGCCAAATCCAGTCTCCAGGTTCTATTTCTCTCGCAGCAAATCCACGCTTAAACTCTTCAACTGATATTGCTAAGTCACTTACACTTTGAAATACAGAATGTGTTAGGGTATCTGCCTGTGATGTTACTGACCTATTGTGTTTGATATAGTCAATAATAGTAAATGAATCCTCTGAACTGGGAAGTCTTACCTCGTTCTCGCGAAGAAGTGTCTTAAGATCGGTGTGATAACCACAGTTGTAACAATGATATTGGAGGGTGTCCCAGTACATGTTACCCCTCTTCTTTGTATCGTCATTATGCGAATCCCCACAATAAGGACACGCCATAGTAATTCTACCAGGCATGTCCTTTAGCATTTGCTTGTTGGGATTTGAATGCGCCGTTAGACATACGTCCTTCAGCGCTTTCATAATCTTTAATCTAAGCTCTTCAGTAAGCTGTGGATTAGATGTCGAGGTCATCTAGGAAAGAGTCTAGATCGTCATCACTTGAAACTTCAGTGGTTGAAGATTCTGTACCCGCAGTTTCTGCAACTTTTTCTTTCTTAGGAGCAGCTTTCTTAGCCTCTTTTTTAGGAGCTGAAGAAGTTACTTCAGAAATTGCATCACCTGGATTTAGGTACATCTTCAATACACCATTTACAAAGTCTCTTGTTTCACCGTCCCATGCTTTGTATTCATAAGATGTGAGTGAAGGTGCGTTTTCTAGCTCTTCTTTGATCGCTGCCATCGATTCCTTTGTGCGTTCTGCTGGAGAACCCGAAACATCGATTGCTGAACGAGATGAAGAGAACTTCGACTTGTCATAGTTATTGTATTCACCTTGACGGGTAATGATTAACTCAAAGTTCTTTCCTTCAAATAGATCGAATACTTGAGTTGGTTCGCCAAAGTCTGGTTTTAGTTCTGCGTCAATCTTCTCTTTGATCTTGTAACCGAACTTGTAAATCATGTAAGTTCCTTCCAAGTCTGGATTTTGTGGATCCTTAATAATCTTGATTAGAGAATAGTATTGTTGACGTCTCTTAAGTTTTTCTGATGCTTTACGGTCAACTGCTGAATCAGAGTTGCGAAGCTTCCAGAATACGTCTGCGATTGGGCATTTTTCACCAATTGAAGATGGTGAGTCAACCAATTTACCGTCACCGTTTGAGTCTGTCAACCAGTGAACGTATTTTTGAACTAGAGAATTACGAGGATTCTCAGGGTTTGGAACGAAGCGGATTAGCGCTTTGTAAGTTCCGTCTTTTCCATCGTCAGCTGTTGGTTTGTAAACCTCACTAACGGAGTTTGTTGTGGGCTGATGCGTTTCTACGTCTTCTACGCCCAAATTAAAAATGTCAAAATCTGCCATGTCTTTAATTTACCTTTAATTTTTGTTAAACTTTAATAGTACTTATATTACTTAAAATGACAATGTTTCAAATTCAGCTAAAACATCCTACTAATTCTATGTTACCTACGCGGTCGACGTTACTCCTAATTGAGTCTACTTTGTGATTAGTAAGAATGAATTAAGACAAAATAAGTTATCCATCATCATAGTTTATATATCTCACGTAACATAAGTTTCAATGTTGCTTGAAAACTTTTTTACTTATTTTTGAAACAAAATAGAGATGCTTGCATAAAACCTTTAAGTTCTTGAAGGAGAGATAAGGTTACTTGGACTGCGGAAGGGAAATCATGGCTGCGAGGAAAAAAGCGTCTACCAAATCATCAATAGGCTTAGGAATCTTTTTCCCAAAGTCCTGACTCTTGATCCACTCATAAAAAGGACTCTTCTCTAGATTTTCGTCCCCTATCCCATTATTAAAAAAGACCTCAAAGAGCTGACTCTTGTTCATGTTACCTTTCCCAGCGAATTTCTTAATCGTAGTAGGCGCGACTGTCATTAGGTCTTCTGGCATGAGAGTCTTTAAAAGTTTTAGCTTAAGGATAGCGGCACCAGCCGCCATATCGATCATATTATTAGTGCCCATCTTAGATCCATAGCTGGTCCCCTCAAAGGCAATTGTAAATCCATCACCTTTAAAACTTTCCTGTAAAACTAAATTGATAATGTCATCAGCCATTCGATCATATCTCTTGATCTTTGCTAATTCAACACTTGAGAATTCCTCCTCTTTACTAAAATCAGGTTGGCTAACAAGAGTCACGTCTTTTAATAGACTCATCTCTTCTTGAAGTTTTTGATCCTTCTTTGTACCGGTACCCGGCTTCATATATGAAATGAAGTGGTACTTTTTACTCTTATCATTATAGAGACAAACTCCTGGAGAATTTAAAGAAAAGTCAACTGCTAGGTAATTCATTTAGATTCTTTTACCAAGTGCAGATCCCAATGCGGCACCTACTAACCTTGAAGTTAATAAATCATATAGAATTCCCTTTTGAATCCCAAGAACTTTAGCGACCATCTTACCTACTGTTTTACCAAGTGCAAATCCAGCTAAACCACCAAAAATAGAACCTAACATACCTTCATTAGTTACCTCTTCATTAAATCTATTAATGTCTAGTTCTCCATTCTCGTTTGAGTATTCTATTATAAATTCTTCTAGAGCTGCATCTACCTTAGCCTCTAACTCGTCGGTCCATTCCTCTTGTAAACCTTCTGTCAAGATTCTCAAATCTTCTTCTGTAACATGCTGTTCAGTAAGGTACTCGTTAAATGTTTTAATTGTATTGCTCATAATTTAGTTATTGTATTTCTAACTCTATATTTATCTTATTATAAAAGAACGTTACTTCAAACGTACTAAAATCTGCGACATTCTCACTCATGTTAAGGTTTAACTCATTGATCGAGTTCATGATTGGGTTCTCAAACTTAAAATATGCAACACTTGCGCCTTCAGCATCTAAAACCCTTAGAGTCAAGTCCTGTGTATATGGCTCTTCAGTTGATCTTGCGTAATAATACAAGAGAGTGTCTTGCATAATCCAATAATTAATGAAGCCATCGAGAAGTTGCATCGTTACGGTAAACTGTCTCTCTACCGTGTTTTGGATTGGAATAGCACCTCTATGGTATCTAATCGTACCATCACTATCTTGTTGGGTTACAGGGTCGAAACTCATTCCAGGTACATTTAGTCCTTGGATTGAATAATTTATAAAGTCAATCGGTTCTGCAAGAAGATTACCTGGAATTTTTTCCAAATATTTCTTATACTTGTTTGCAACCTCTTCCGGAATAAACTTTCTTGGAAACCTAAAGTCGTATGTATTATTTCTACTATTTAAAATCATTACTCAACTGTAAAGTTACCTTTGATGACCGCGGTTTCTTCGCTACCATTATCAAGTCCGATATAGAATTTTCTTGCTGTCATTCCTCTAACTTCAGCCGCATTTCCCTCATCGACTCTAAACAGAATTTCTCCTGCGCTCATATCAATATCTTTATTCGGAATATGATTAAACCTTTTACGAACTTTTCCATCTACAAAGTTGAGCGTCATATTTTCTGCTGAAGTAAAGTCAAGCATTTCAAAGTCGTCTCCATTCTTTTTAGCGATTTTAAACTTAAAGTATGTTGTCATTGGATAGATTCCAATTTCTAACTTGTCTGAAGTTAAAAAGTTAGGACTATCAAAATATCTATCGTTTACTGCAGCAAGGTCACCAATGTCATTTACTGAACTTTCAGCAGGGTTAGCGACTGCAACTACATTATATCTTTCAACAAAAGTCTTAACATTCTTAGTTGTTCTTGGAATAGTTGCAGCAATTGCGTCTCTAACGCTTCTATTTCCAGACAGGTTTGGTAGAGTATTGAATACCTCGGTAATTGTATTACTACCTGAAATATTTACACCTCCTAAGAATTTTCCGTATTTTGGAGCCTGGTTTACGGTTAAACTTGCTCTTTTAACGATTTGTGTATTATCAGTCTCATTATAAATTCTCATCGTTACATCGATTGAGAAGTTAACTGCAACATTTGCATTTTGAATTACTGGACGGTATAAAATTGGTGTGTCAAAATCTTCTGCTTGCGTAAATGTAGTATCAAACGTCTTGATTTGATTTAAACCAACTTGCTCATACGTCTCAACCTCATATAAAACGACAATATCGTCAGAACTTGTATTGATTCTATTTAAGATATATGCCTCAAATGCACTTGCACTTCCATCTCTTTCTCCATAAATTTTAAAGTAATCTCCATCTTCAGCATCTTCTACAACAACAGTAAAGTCTTGGAATTCATCTTCTCTTGCGATTGTAAACGCATTTTCTTCTCCTAAATGAATATAGTCAAATCCTGATTCAGTCGATATTCTATCAATCAGTGTAAATCTAATCCCATAGTTAGATGTTGGGTCAAGATTGGAACTTCCTGCGGTCCCATCGCCAAAAAAGAAATCATTAAATTCAGGGTTCTGATTGCCAATAACCGTTGGAACTTTAATTTCAATAAATTTAGCAAAAAGAGTTTCACCCAAAACAAATGGCTTTGGATTTGAAATCTCATAATTACTTTGATTTAAGTAGACTAATTGAGTTAAATTATTCTGAACACCACCGGTTCTATCAGCTAGAACTTGGAATAAAAATCCTTCATATCCTCTAGCAGCAAAATTATAACCGCTTCTTAAATGTAGTCTTATTTTATCGTATCGAATAAAGTTAATCGCAGTATATGCAGCAGCTTGCGATGTTATTAAATCAGCCTCATCTCCACCCGTCCAACTATCATTATTGTTTATATAGTTGAATTGGTCATATGCTCCAGTAGAATCATATCCAAGTAGTGCCCATTTTGTAGCGTCTGCTGGTGTTTTTACCGCATGAAATCTACCTCTTAATTGGTTAATGTCGTTTCCAGTGTCCTCATCTGGTGTAGAAAAAAGTGGATTTGCCTTCTCAGAAACATTTATAACTCCTCCTTTCAGTAATATCGAAGTATCATTATATTCATATGCTACTGTACCGACACCATTAGGGATAAACGTACATACTTGAGTGGCTGGAGAATACGTACATATTCCAAGATTCCCAGTAATTACAAATTTAGTTGGATCTGGAAGAGCACTTAAATCAAACTTATATGATTTTCCAACCTGTAAAAGTAACTTTCTAGCCGCAAAACCTTCAATTGCTAAATATCCAGCGCTATAGGTAACGTCAAAGTTAACTACATCTCCACCAAGCTCGTGAATTAGATGCCTCTTCGAAAACGAATCACCATCGACAGTATCAAGAACTTTGATCTCGCTGCCGTTATCGTCAACCTCAATATCGTATAGAGTTGGGTTTGACTGATCGTGATAGATGAATTCTAAAAGAACATCTTCATCGATTCTAAAGTATGTTGATGATTGCGCCATATTAAAATCTTAACCATTTTGGAGACCAATATAGACCAACATTAATTGATGGTCCAAAGACAACATTTGAAGATGATGGATCATAATTTAAACCATATCCAATCCCCATTCCAATGTTGAATCCTCCTGTTTTATCTATCTTATTTTCTTTATTCAACCTATCGTTAATCAAATTAATATTCTCAATCCCAGTAATGGTCATTCCTGGATAAGAACTTGAAATTTTAAGCACGTCTCTTCCTTCACTTTCAGCAATCGCCGCTCTTAGTGATAGAGTTTGAGCGATTGATAAATTTACTGGAGAACTATAAAATCCTTTCGATACCGTGTCATAAGTTACCGTTAGGTCTCCAATAACACTGCGAGTATTTCCAGAACCAAAGTCGTCCTTTTTCGTAAAGTCAATTTTACTAGTTAAATCGTTAATTGATGTAACTGATGTAAGAGCCAATAAACTGTCTTTAACCTTTATCTCTGCAGAAAGAAGTGAGTTAACTCCAATTAAGTCTCTATTTAGTCCAAGTACTCGAACGTATTTATTATTGATGTCAATATTTGTCTTCTCTAAATCGCTCAACTGAAATTCAAAGCTTGAGATTTTAGCAACTTTATCACCGAGTTCGTTTTCAAAGTATTCAATAGAATCTTTTGCTGCCAGGTAATTATTAAAATTGGTTGCTGAAACCTCTTTCTGAAATTGTAAGTCCTCTTTTAGATTCGAGATAGTATTACATTGTCTCATCATAAAGAGCATAAGAATTGCTCCTCCGATAAAAGCAAGTGTCTTTGTATCAAGATTCTTTAGAAAGCTGTATATTTTAAGTAAATAGTTCATTTATTTAGTTTATATTAAGCGCCTTGAAATTGCTGTACTCCACCTCCGGTAGAATATGTTGTTCTACCAGTATTAACTATCGTTGGCATATTAAAGCTAAACGCTATCTCCATCGGCGTTGCTGTTGTACTAGCAAGTCTATTAATTTGACCAGGAGAAAGAGACTTTTTCCTCATTTCTAAGTCTGTTGCAGTACCACTAGTTGCTACATTTTGTTGTATAAAATATAGTTTAATAAAGCCTTTACCAGGCGGAATCAGTCCAAATATTTCAACATTTTGATATTCTTTAACATGTTGAGTAGCCGAAGTGTGTGTATTTATATCAACTCCCCATATTTTAACATCAACTAAAATATCTGAGTCGCTACTATTTATGAATGGGAATTGAGATGCATTTGAACTATCTCCACCGTTTTCTCCTAAGCCAATAATCAAAGTATCGTTAGTATCATCTGCGTTTGCATTATTAGGAAAAGTTGCAGGTAGCTGAATTTGATAATAACCATTGACAAACACCTGATGTCCTATCTTAGTATATGTTACTTTAGTATCGCTCTCTTTTACAAATTCCCCGGAACCTGTTCCTTGATTAAACCAAATTGGAGTTAATCCATCAGCATTAGCATATCCAAAAACCCAAGCATCTCCACTGGTTGCGGCTGGAGAATAAGAATCCATATAGAAGTAGTCGTTCAAGTTCCTCGTTGATTCAGCCGAATTATAACTTGGAGAAGAATATTGAGCTTGATTATTTGGTGGAAGAGAATTTGGTTGTAAACTTCCAGCAGGATAAATTACCCCTTCATCATTTCCAAGAATATAAATATCATGTCCGCTATCTACTCTAACATCTTGATACACATCAACCGCCGTATTACTCGTCTTAATTACATCACTTCCAGTAGTGTCCTTAATCTTTACCTCAGTACTTGAAACACTGACCATCTTATTTCCTTGAGTAACAAGGTTAATTTTAAGCCCCTCACTATCCGCATAGTCATTATCTTGCTCTACTGAAACATAGACTGTCTTTTGTGCATTTGAAAGTCTTTGAAAATCTCTCCAAGTTCCAGTATAACCTTCAAATTTACCAGTCGTACTGTTATATCTCATCATCCCAGTTGCTGGGGTAAATATTGATGGATCTCTCTGTGCTGTTGTTCCAACTGGAGCCTTTAAATAACTAGTTGAATTAACGGAAACATAATCAGCAAAATTAGCAGCTCCTGTCACATCAAGATAACCTGAAATGTCAGCTCCATCGTTATGTATGTTAGTAACTCCATTTCCAGTAACTTCCACGTCACCAGCTGCATCGATATTAACATTTCCATCTGATGAAATACTGATTAGTTTTGCATTTATTAGAATTTCAGTATCTGTTGCTTGACCCTCTGGTTGAATAATCCACTTAGTTGCAGGGCTTTGGCCAACTCCAGCCTCTCCTCTAATCGATAGATTATCAGTACCTGACGAAGGAATCCATTTTTGATTGTAAAAGTATGAATCAGCATATACGGTCAACTGTGCTGAAGGGTCTAATTCTCCATCAGCATTACCTTCATCATACGCAATATCGCCAATAATAACCGCAGCCTGATCGTCTCCTGTGTTATTTTTAGGTTTTATAACCCATGAAGTTATACCCTGTGTTGTGCTTGAATATCTTTCCCAGTAATTTGTTGAGGTTCCAGTAGCTCCTTTTTCACCAAGGTCTCCCTTTTCTCCTTTATCTCCTGTTGTTCCAACAATTCCAGTTGGACCAACAGATCCCTTATCACCTTTAGGACCCTCTTTACCGCCAGTCGCGATAATTTGGTCAAAGTTATAATTAACCTTTTCCCATTTGATCGAATCACTGTCACTTGGATATAGTATTTCTTGAATATTAATCGGCATTTTACGATTGTATTTTTATCAGGGCTCTTATGCTATAAGAATAACCTAGCTTTTTGTTATATATTAACCTAAAATTAAGTGACTTTTTACCATGAACCTCATATGTGAAGTTATTGTCATTTTCATACCCACCATTATCGATTAAATCAATTGACGCTGATGAAACGACCTCAGAACCCGATCCCTTAAATTTGTTTGTGTAAATATCGATGCTATCAATATTATAGAGAGGAACCATATTATCAAGAGCATACAATATCGCATCGTCTTCAACCGTTTCTTTGTCTCCGGCTGAATTAGCAGGGTCAACAAATTTTTCTATTGTCGCGCTTAATCCGTCCTCTCCAATTATCTTTGCAATTAAGTCATCCAAATAGAAGTCAGCAAGTATTACATCTTTATCCTCGAAGAACACTACGTCTGTTGTATTGTTTGACTTAAGCTTGATTCCATCGAGCGTAGTCTCAGAATTAACAGAAGATGTTGTAAATTCATAGATTGCGTAAGAAGGTTTCGTCTTTACAGCAGAAGAACCTAAGTAAGATTTCTCTTCAAGAGTTGATATTGTTCCTGGAACGCTTTCAACTCCTCCACCATTTAGAGATCTTGTATAATATCCAGCCTCCCATGAAGACTTAAAGACGTTTACATCTTTCTTATCAATCGCAACCTCTCCAATTAGAGGGTACTGCGGAAGATACTCACTACTTTCTGACAATTTAGTTACTGAAAGAGTATTAATCTCATTAACCTTGTGGTAGAAGTGATTCTTAATCATTCCCCAATCTTTATCATGTTCTCCTCCATCACTAATAAATCCAAGATTGAAAGCAACTCCAAGTCTATTAAATTTATTATAGAACGCAAGAGACTTATAAATATCATAGGTTGAAGAAATTCTCATTTTATAGTAGGGCTCTTTCAGCGATCTATTAAATGGCTCATAGTCCTTTTGGTTTCTTAAAACCTTGTTAAAACTATAGATGTCGGTAAATGTAACAACTGGTTTTAAACCAACCGTGTAATTTCCGTTATGTCTAATTAGGAAAGGATAGTATGGATTTTGGCTTACAATATCATATCCAATTGTTTGTTTGCTAAGCTTAAACGACTTTGGTCTGTTTACATCATCAACTGCAACCAACGTAGATTCTTTAACAATTTCATTACCATCGTCTAAGCCTACTGCATACTGGTTAGTTAGACTTGTTCCATTCTCAGAAATAGTAGTAAATGTTACCTCTCCAGGGTTATTATTAACTAAATTGCTAAAGTAATTAGCCGAAAGCTGGTTAAATAGAACCTCATATGCGTTAACACCACCTCCAATATATGTGTATGTTGCTGCTGTCTGAACAGAGTAAGGTATTGCTAATGGGTTTAGGTTAACTTTTAACCCAGTGTTTGCATCTGTATAATATGGCGGGCCTGAAATTTGTAGTTGCTCATTCCCTAAGACACTTACAACATCAATAAAGACATCTTCACCATTTGGCGTATAGTTTTGACCATAATCTATCTTAATTCTTCCAAATGTACCATCTCTTCCTGGGGCTATTTGTTGGTCAAATCTAGATACCGTTCCGTTATTGTGGGGTATTCCAGTAGCAACATAAGGACCCGGTTGGTTAAATTGAATATTTGTTACATCAATCGCACCATCAATTTCAACATCAGCATATACATAAATTGGGTTACCACTTGTATCAAATGAGCTTACAATTCTATGTTGAAGCTCGTACATGTATTTTCTATTAATATAATTAACAAACGAATCATCAATATTAATATCAATCATCAAGATTATAAACTTAAACTTATCGTTCTTGATAAACTCATAATCTATTGAATTGGTTCCAGAGTTAGTTCTTGTCTTAGCTAGAACCGAGAATCTATAACCATTAAAATCAGAGTTCTTCACAAACTCTGTTGCAACTATAGACTGGTCCTCTTTTCTCTTTTTAAACGTGAATTTTAACCCTTTAAATATTGTAGAACTAAAATCAACATCAGAACCTCCATCAATTAGAGTATATTTCTTGGTTAGATTTGCTTTAGACCAGAAAATTGGATTGTATAAAACTCCTCCATCATTAATAAATGTTGAAGTTTCCGTTCCTTCTCCAACCATGAATCTATCAAAGTAATCATATTGAGTTGATTCAAATAGAGACTTTGTTATTTCAAAATCATTAACAAAATTAATGTAGCTGAATCCTTTGTTAAAGTCGTCTGAATACGCACCAATGTTTCCAGAATTTACAGTATCTGGCATAAAGTAAGTCGGCCAATTATCAATATAGAACCACTCATGTGTAAATGACCCAGGTTCTCTTCCCTCTTTTGTTATATCAGGAGAGAAATTAGTTCTACCAAAGGCCTCGTTTGTGTTCAAATGATATGGTTCTTCTCTAACTGTAGTTCCATCTTTTAGAACCCATTTATTAATCGTAGGAACAACTCTTGAATCGGTTGATTTTTCCTTTGTGTAATTTTCTTTAAGTCTATCATACTCACTGTAGATCTTCTCAGTCTCAACTGTTTTAGAGTCTTCATTCTTTAACAGTGGTAATAGATTTCCAAAATAGTCTATTGGATCGTTTCCAAATTCAGGAGATATAATTTCATTCTTAGAGTCCTCAAGAGTTCCAACACCAAGAGTTACGGCTGGATCATTTGAATCTACCTGTGGCTGATATGTCACATTGGTTGAATTCTCAAGATCTAGCTCTTTTAGGTCTGAATTTGAAGTACTATAAAAGTCAAAGTCCATATCATACATATCATATGCTGAGAATAGACCTAATGTAACTCTATTGTTTGCAAAGATATTATAGTCTCTGGTTTTTAGAGCATTCTTATCTTTCAATACTAATTTTTTATATGTTCCATTTCTATTGGTCGTGTCATCGGAAATGTGTATCACTTGATTGTAAACTCCAGTGTAGTTTGTTGGAATAAAGTCTCCAGCCTCAATAACGCCAACTGTCTCAGAAGGAACAAATACTGATTTTCCAGCTGAATTACCTCCTGTAAAGAAGTGAGCATTAAATAACGAAAGTATGTCGCCTCCAAGATTTAATTTATTTGAAGTGTCTACATTTTCAGCTTGAATAAACTGGGTTAGATTAGAACTTCTAATTAATAGAGTCGCATTTTTTAAGTCATATCCATTTACCTTGCTCTTAACATATACTGCATCTCCGATACTATATGAATCGAAGTCACTATTATTTCTTATAGCACTTGATAGAGCAAACGCAATATCATTATAAGATCCAAGTCCAGAAAAACTATCGCTAGTAAATCTTTTTCTTCCAAGACCTCCTGAAATATCGGCAAAGAAATTACCAATTGTTGGATTAACGTTTGTGTAAATCTCATCAGCTGCAATAATTGTAGAACCGGTTGAAGTAACAACTAGCTCATTGTCTACTAAGTTTGATTTTCTCTCGACAAATACGACCGAATTGTTTTGGTTTGTTATTTCGAGGCTTAAATCATATCTATTGTAAAATGCATGTTCTGCTGCTGAATAGATTCCCGTGTTGTTTTCAATATCATATTCAACCTCACTCCATTTTAAAGATAGATTGTTCCAAGTATCGTTTCCAGTAGCTCCTGTAGAAAACTCAACGTAATTACCCGCAAAATCAGTTATCGTAATTGTTTCACCGTTTACGTTCTTAATAACTTTAAACCTTACCGCCTCTTTTTTAATCATTGAAACCTTGATCGAGTCATTTAACCCGGGAGTTCCAACAATTTTAAACTTAATATAATCAGCATCTGCGTTTGGATTATTAATCAATTCGGCGCTAACTTCTTTACTTGTAATTCCAAGCCTAGACTTTACAACCTCGTCATTTGCCCCAATAGAAACATTAAACCTTTTAGCATCATATGTTTTTAGAGGATCAAGCGTATAAAAATCATCTCTTATTTTTGCATATGCTAGAAGACCAGTATCTCTTAATAGCCTGTGTTCTGGAATAGCAAATGTTGGATCTCCTCCTTGTAAATATGAGTCAATGCTTTTAAATTTAATTATCCTATCCTGTACATAAGAAACCTCACCAATTCCTGAATCAAAATCATCAACGTATAGACCAAAGTATCTGTTAACTGAATATTCTCCAGCAGTTGGATCGTCAAACATAAACTCTAGGTTAACTAAATTAGCACATGCAACCTTGTTTCTTCTAAATCCATCAGTAATAAAGTCATTCGCATCGGTCATCGAAAGATCCGACTTTACATAATCATCATAAATGTATTCTCCTTTTTGAACAAATCCACCTTTAATCAAGTCAATCCCATTGAATGTTGATTTTTCACCTTCTTCCATCGTCACTGTGATTGGAGAACTTGGGAAAAACTCATCTTGAACATATGACCTTAAGTATTTACCAATTGAACTTTGTTTTGAAAGATCAAATACCTTTACAATTTCTGAATTTGCAACTGCTTTTAAGATTCTGCTCTTTTTACCAACTGCACCATCTCCTAAATCCAAATCAGGGTTAGGATTGTTCAATCGGTAAATTACAAACTTTTTAGGTACATTTAAGTCTAACCAAATAGGAGCAAGAATTCTGTACTCTTCGTCATATAACTTAGACTTGTTTATTTTTGTACCATATTGATACATTTCTTCGATTTGTTTTCTATATTGATCTAATACAGAAAAGTCTGAGTATTCTCTAAATACATCGAAAGTTGAATCAATCGGTGTTTTATTATCACTGTAGAATCTAGAAACATCATATGCATAACTAGAATCTGCGCTAATTTCGTATCTCTTATATTTTGAATCTGCTAAATTTTGATTAGCATCGAAAGAATCCATATAGATGTTATCTAAACCATCAACGACAACCTTAACATTGGTGCTGAGTTTTGGATTAGTTCTTAAAAGAGGCTTTGATACATTATCTAGCTCATAGTTCTTCTCAATATCCATATTTGGACCAGGAACTATTGGGGCAGGAGTCTCATACTCTGCCATCGTATAGAGCAATGGATTATTTGCAATTGCACAGTTTCCACAGTCTGGGAATAATGAAACAACCTCTAAGCTTCCTATTCCAATTTCAGTTGGAGAAACATCAACCACGTTTGGATAGTAATTTTCCAATAACAACTTAGCGCTATCAATATCTTCAGAACGGAGCGTATGTGCGTATTCTAAACACTGACATACCCCGTTCACAGCACTTGAAAGTACAAGCTTATTCTGAACCTTCATATAATCAATAAGATCAGATATCGGACTTGTCTCTCCAATTCTGTGTAAACCATCTACGACATACATTGTATGTGCATCAAAACTGGTTGGTGAGGACTGGTTTATTGCGGTAGGATTACATCCATAAAACACATAGAATACATTATATCCTCCATCATCTAATAATTCTGACTCACTAATTGAAGGACTTACAACCAAGGGGCATGTAAGTCCATTTGTCATACCTGTATTTGGTATTTGCTGGTATGTAGTTTGTACATTCCCAGAAGAATCTCTACCGATATAATACCCTCCAGTAAATTGCAAATATTCGTCACTTACAATACTACCATCTGCCGCCATTAATAACACGTCGCTTCCCTCACCAACAATTAAATTGTAGTCGCTATTAATTGCAGCCTGTTCTGTCGTATATAGGTAAATATTGTATTGCGCTAGCGTTATTAAGTCAACTGTAGCGGCTGACATATAATAAAGAGTGGTTGTCTCTTTTGGATAGTGACAAATTGATAAGACGTTATTGCTTGTATCACATTTCGCTAAATTAACATCAATTGACCTAGGGGTAAGATTTCCACCTAAAATACAATTACCCGTAGTTCCCCATCCACTTGCACCTATAAACTGTGTATAAAATATGGTGTTTTCTCCATAATACCCTAGTGGTGCAAATCCACTTGTTAATGTCTGAGGGCAATAATAAAATCCAACCGCATCTTCTAGGTTTGTAAATAACGGAATGTTATAATCACTAACTATTTCATCATATGTTAAAGTTTCACCGCCATAGTAGTAGTAAAATGTAGTTTGCGTGGCAGAACTACAATAGTCAGTAGCGTCGTTAGAATAGTATAGGCTTATTTCTGTACCCGCACTTGGAATATTATTTGCACATTTAAAAGGAAGATATGCGTTTAGTGCAACTCCACCTAAAGAATCAAAGTTTTCATAATCAAATGGATCACCATCCGCGTGATGCCAATCACCATTAGTATCAAATAGATAAAACTCATTAATATCATCACCATAGTAACCTGCAAAGCTACCATCAAATGGTCGCATTCCAGGAGTGGTAGCTAAATCAGAAATCGAAACAGTCTCCGGTGGAGGACATGTTTCAAATATGTAAAGAGTCTCTGGAGTACCTGCGTTTTCTTGATTGTATATTAATTCTTCAATTGAAGAAAATTCAGTACCGCTCAGGTAATAAAAAGTTACCTGACCCTTTTCAATACAATATTCGCCATTTGGACTATTAGGATCGGTCAGAGAAAAGTATGCCGTCAATGACCTTATTTCAGGATAACCTAAACCATCAAAAACACATGGAGTTGGATATTGACCATCGACCCTTCCTCCGTTTTGTAATCTCCAAGGGGCTATTGAACCGGCAACTGTGTTATCAAACGCTACTTCTGAAATCCATCCATTTTCAGGAGGTTCACCAAACGAACCTGGAGTATCAGTTATAAATGTCGGTATATTAGCGCTATTAAGCTGTGTTAACGTCATTCCTAACTGTGCACCTGGGCTAGAAGGAGAATAATATAACCTATATTGACCGCTCAGTGCACCTGAATCAGCAGGAGTTCCGGTTGTTCCGTATAAATCATCGTGATTTGAAAGACATGGATTATTCCCATTACCTGCAACGGTTATATCGTTCTTATAAAAGACATCAACGAAATAATTACCATTAGGAGAAGTAAGTCCTTCGTCATCTAATATCGTAATATTAGCTTCGGGTGTTGTAATCGTCGCTCCTGTAGATGGACTAGTTGTTTCAGCTAGGGTAAGGGTAAGTGTCTCATTGTTTGAGTCAGCATCATTATTAACCTCAATTTCTATGTAGCTTGTCCCACTTTGATTAAATGTAAGTGTGTTTGTAAGAAGCTGAACACTGCTTCCGCTATATGTCATTGTAACCGATAAATCAACCTGGCTAGATATATTTGTAGCAACTACACCAAGCTGAAACGTCTGTGTTTGGTTTGTTTCAGTGAATGTATATGATGATTGTTCAAACCCGATTTGGATTATTGTTGAAGCACATGTCGTTGGGTTAGGTTGAATTTGCCCGTTACTTACTTGAAAAACATCTGAATCAGTTAATTGCGTTCCGTCAAATTCACCATTTGAGTAAACTCCATCTGGTGGTAAATCGGCTGGGTCTAAATCTCCAGAAGCATAAATAGTAATACTTGCTACTTGAAGCTCTTCGAGTGTTGCATTTGCTCCTATTTGTTGACCCTGCCCATTATCAAGAGTTTCGTCGTACCATACAAGATATCCGCCACCAGAAGAGGTTAACGCTGTTTGCCCTAATCCATCAAGCGGTTCATCGTGATTACCTGGACATGGATCTCCATTATTACCTACAACGGTAGATGGATTTTTATAGTATATGAGCATGCTTACTGCCATTCGAACTTAATAATTTTATAGTACTATACTATATATCAGTAAAACATACTGATGATTATATACTAAGTTGAGCAGCTTTGATAGAATTCTTGTTAGATCCAGCGGATTTGTATTTTGCAAATACTTCTAAGTCAAATGAGAATTGTTCGCTATCAGAATCAAAGATATCGATACCAATTCTCTTAGCATATGTGAGGTTAGTTATGTTAGTACCAAGTTGACCTCCAACTAGACCGATATCAGATGCAGGATTGTCTCCTGCATAGTCAGTCATTCTATATTGGAAAACAACATCAATTGAAACTGCGTTTGCCTCTCCAGTAGTTACATATTTTCTACCAAACTTATTATCACCATCAACTAATAACGAATCAGTATTTGTTGGTGAAATGAATAGGTAAGAGCCACAAGATCTACCTCCAAGTAAATATTGATCATTTGCGTCAAATGACATTTTTAACGTTCTTGTGTCTACTCCATTTGGAAGAGAAGAGCTTCTATATCCTAGCTGCTTTTTACCATCTGTTGCCTCTCCATCATATGTTGATAGAATAGACATTGTGTATAGAGCATTATTATTTATTGATGCGATTGCTGTGTTCATCTCCGTAGCAGTCATTGCTGTGTTGTCAGCAGCAGAAGCAGAGTATGAAGTATATAGGTTTGCTAGATCTGGATGATCCTTATGTAAGAAAATTCCACTATCGTATGCCGTCGTTCCAACGCCCGAACCTGATCCTACCGAAATAACATCAACAACTGAGTCACCGAACGATACTGAAAGATCATATGTAGTTCCAGCTGGGTTTAATCCATTTGCTGTCGCAATTCCAAATGAACCAGCCCATAAGAAGTTAGAAGTTGTAGCGTCTTCAGTTAGGTTAGTTGACGCCACAGAATATGATGTCCCATACTCATAATCAAATATTGTTCCAAGAGTATCAAGAGGGGTTACAGTATAGAGCTCTCTGTCATTTGCGATATCTGCAAATCTAGAGTATACAAATTGTCCTCTCCTCTGTGAAGACTGGTAGGGAGCTGAATAATTATATGTAGATCCTTCATAGGTTAATGAGTCTTCACCCTGAGATAAATTCTGGTATTGTATTGGTACTAAATCATATTTACCTTCAGTAGTATAGTAAGTGTCATCGATTACTTTGCCATTAATCGATGCATTAACGTCTGGATTAACACCAAACCCATTAGTTACTGCGTCCGAAGCACTTGAAGAAGATCTGTAGGCTGGTAAATCTCTATCACCAACAATTCTTGCAATTAATTCAAGTTGGGTTGCGTTTGTATTTTCAAGAAGAAGTTTAAATGTTTTAGTTACAATATGTCCCTTCTTAACCGTTAAGTCAGCAACTTCTTCACTATAATATCCAGCAAATACTTTATTATTTGTGTTCTTATTAATGTTAGTTACGGTTCCCTCTTCACTTACAAGTTTAACTGAAAGTTCTCCTTTAATTCCAGAAATGGTTTCTTGTAGAGACTGAACTTCATTTTGAAGAGCATTCAACTTATCAAATAGTGAAATTGGTGTTTGTTCTGGCGATAAGAATCCAGATGCAATTGTCGTAGCCGTGTGCGCGAAATATTTTTCATTTGCGACAAATGAGTCATCGACGTGCGAATAAACTCCTTTTGATTCAAGGTCTTCATTTACCCTTACAATTGCAGATTCTGTCTCGTTCTCAGCAACAAGCGTTGAAATATCTGCAGTATCAAGAGTTCCTTCTGGGAAAGATACTCTAACAACATCGCTCCAGTCTGATGTAATTGGATTTGCAGGGAAACCAGCTTCAGAGACTGATTTAACTCTAATTTCAACAAGCTCTCCCTTTTGAATTGGAATGTCTAATTGGTTAAAGTTGACCTCTTGTCCGTCTTCTACTGAAGTTTCTCCCCAATAATATTTACCGGTCGTAGCATCTTTAATTCTTGATCTTACGCCTGATTTAATTTCATTCCAATTTGAGAACACTCCAGTTCTTTCAGTAGAACCATCACTAAACTTAATTTGTGCAGCTTTTGACGTTTTACCGCTTGCTGAAAGATAGCGATATTGAACAACAAACTGAACCACCTCTTGTGGAATTGTTTCAGCAACAATCTTTGGTTCTGGAACCGACCAGAATCCTCTGATTCTAAACTTAGGTTCAATCTTAGTTATTTGCTGGTCACTTGCAACTGCTTTAATTTGGTTAACAATTGATCCATATAATTTTGCTTCAGAAGATCTCGTATCAATTAACGACTTAAGCTCGTTTCTATCTCTATCTCTTTCAATTAGAGACATATACTTCTTCGTTGAAACGGTTGATCTTTTCTTAACGATAGTATCGTCAAGATTTTTAAGAGCCTCTTGAACGTTAATCTTATCAGTGTTCAACCTCTTTACTTTTACTGTCGCATCGTTTTGTGTTAAGTGTTCGTTGATCTGAACCACTTGGAAGTTTTCAGCTTCAATTGTTGGAGCGTTTGGAGTTTTACCAAGCGTCGCAGGAGGAATAGCATCTTCTTTTAACGCTTTAATAAATTGACCAAAATCAGCAACCTCTTCTTTATAATATTCAGCTAATGTCTTTTTAACACCACTGTCCAATATTGTTGTTAAATCATTTGAATAGATTCCAACACCTGCCGACCAGTTTTCCGAAAGTATATTAGAATCAGGATCGATTGCTTTAATAAAGACAATCATGCTTTCGTCGAAACCGACATTGATTTCTACCTCAGTCTTAATTTCATTCGCCTTGTAAATTCTAAGAACATCTGTTCCAATTCTAATAGCCTCATAACCCTGTATAAGTTCAAGTGCAATTTGTCGGGTTGAGTTGATAATGTTCTTAATTCTATATTTTGTACTCTTTTTACCGCTGTTTACAATTAGCTCATCACCAGTTCTTAAAAGCTCAGTATTATTTAGATCTTTTTCAGAATCAGTGTATGTTAATTGATCGATCGTATATAATTTTACGTCTTTAGTAACTTCTTGTCCTTCTTTAATAACAGAACTCTGAACATTGTCGATTGAAGTGACATCAAACGTTCCATAGTATTGAGTACTCTTATATGGAAGATCTCTTACCTCCTCATCTTCAAAGAATGGAATGTTGTTTGATGAAAGATCAGAAATAAACGATGAATATCCAATGTCTTCTGCCTCTTTGTATGGTTCGAACCATTCTTTTGCAAATTCAAAAGACGTGTCGATAATATACCTCTTAATCAGGACCCTTTCAGTGTCTGAGCTGATTTGCCCACTAACATCAAATTTAGTAGTTAGTAGTGGGTTTAAGAAGTCTTCAAAGAAATAGTTAGATTTAATTCCAAACTCTGATGGACTAACTAATTCTGCAATATCGTTTGCCGGAGACTTAAGAGTTCCAGTATAGATTCTTTGGTAAGTTCCATCCGGTAATTTTACCTTTGAAGTTGAATCGCCTAAATCAGTTAGAGCCCTGACATTTTGATCAAGTCTCTCTAACTCTCTTTTCATATAACCAAACGCAGGAACATAAACAGTCTTCGTGGTTCCGTCACTTGCTAGCAATTCCAATGGAATGGTTTGCTTTTCAGTTGTAACGGCCTCGTTTATTCTCTCAAATGTCTTTAAAGAATTTACGTTAATTTCAAGCAATTGCTTGATAACTGAGGATATAGAGTTATTTGTGTTCATATTATCTTATGATGTCTACTTCAAATTCGTAAGTTACTGGATCGATACAGATAACTTCGATATATGGTTTATTTGTTATCAATTCTGCCGGTATAATATCAGCGATAGTTACGTCAAATCCACCAGAAGTCCTAGTATAGATTTTAATGTTATTACCATCCATATTAATCGTCTCGAACGATATTTTAACGATTTGACCTTCTTTCCAGCCGTTAGTCGAGTCGTCTATGTATATATTGAGATCATCGCTGGAATCACTTGTAGAAAACTTGTTAATGAAGCTAATTCTATTTGTAAATGGCTTAAGCTTACACCAAATTCCAAATTGGCTTAGTCCAGAGTTTGGATCCGCGATGTCAAATTGATTAGTTGTTGTAATCGCATCTGAAACTGAATTATTTCCAAGATCCCACTTAAATAGGTTAAGGTTCTCATAACCTTTAACAGTACTGTTTACCTTAATTTTATTTTCTACTGATTTATCTACCTGTGTTCCTATACCGTTAAACAGAACATCTGTATTATATTGTAACTCCACTGGAATAGTTCCATCAATTAAGGAGTTAAGTTTATCATGTGCCTTTGTAATCAACTTAAGCAAAGAGTCAGAATCCTCTAATTGAGTTGATGTATTTAGGAAGTCTGCCTCTAATTGTGCAATTCTAGCCTCTAGGTCTTCAGCGCTTTCTGAAGCCAAGACAAGTTTTTCCATCACATCAAGTCTATCTGTAATTGAACTATACCTTTCATTTGCTCTAATTAACAGCTCAGCAGCGTTCTCAAGCAATGTTGTTGTGTCCATGAAAAGATCCATTGAGAACGTCGTAAAGTCATTTACATTTGTCTCAACACCAACATTATCAAGAGAAGTGTTAAATTTAATATTTAATTTTAATGAATATGCGTTACCATTTAAACCGGTAACTTCATTTGGCTTATATTTAATTTGCTCATGAATTCTTGATCCAATTCCTCCTAAATCCTTAACATCGTCAAGAATCAATATTCCATATAGGTTGGTTGACCTGTTTGCTGGAACAGAAGAACTATATAAATCATAGTAAACTAGAACTGCATTAAATCTAAAGTCCTGTCCCTTCTTTGAGAAGTCATTAAAGTTCTTTACAGTCGAATCACTTGTAATCGCATAATATGATTGTTCGCTCCAGTCAATTCCAACGGCATTTGAACCGTTTGTATTGATGTCATAATAAGGACCCGTTGCAGAATCATATGCATCAACTACTGGGCTCAAGTCTAAGTTTGAATCAGGGTGCGTTTGCCCATCTCTTCCCTCGATAAACTGAGGATCAGCGTATAATTTAGTTGCTGTTGTGTTAAAGTTTCCTGGTTCAAAAAGAACGGTTGGTGTAGAACCAGCCGAAGATGGAACATTAATGTAAACTTCATGATATGCATTTCCTTTATATGCAATATCGTTCTCAGCATCAATCGTGCCTAGGTATTTTACGATTCGATCATATACTTGACCGGTTTGTGTAGAGTTAGGGTCTTCGGAATAGTTTCCAACGTTACTCTCTGTTGAATCTGCTCCTCTAAATCTAATTGAACCCGTAGAGCTTAACCACTTAAAGAATAATTTTTCAGCATCCGACTTATATAATACTGGATCGAAATCATCGTCTTGTAAGATCAATTCCTCTGTGTTCAATACGTAATTTTGGAAAGTATTTGCAAAGTCTACTCCTGGCCCATTTTGCGATGGCAGATAGCTTGCACCTGAAGTATCTTTTAAGAGTGAATAGTCGATCGTATTCGAATTATTAACAGACGTTGTAAAGTCAGGCAAATCCAATAGGGCATACCTGCTAAACTCAAATTTAAGGTCTGAGTTATTAAAAGCTCTCGTGATGTCTCTCGCTGCTGAAGCGAAAGCATACATTGTCCCACCTTGGGGTTGTGGTATTCTAACTAATGGTGTAGCCATTTATTCTTTAAATTATTTATGACCAAGTAATGTCGTGCGAAGCAACGATGTACCAGGTATTTGTTCCACTGAAGTATCTTAAGGTTACTGAAGAATTAACATTGTCAAGCACTAAACTTGTAGCACCCAACGTTCCAGCACCAGAAACAACTTCTACTCCACTTGCGTTTGTACTCATAATAAGGACCTCTTGACCATCTTCTCCTGTTGGTAACTGAATAGTTGCAGCATTAGCAAAGAATGTGCTAATCGCTGAAAAATCGGGAGTTCCTGATGCAGATCCATTTCCTGAACCTGGAGCACCTTGCTTACCAGACTTAATAACTGCTTTTGTTAGGTTAGCAGATTGTCCAAAACTAGCAGCAACGCTAAACGTCGCGGTAGTTGAGTCTACTTGTAAAATTGCAGTATTAACGTTATTAACAATTGTTGAAAGAGTTAATTGTTGCGCAGAAATGCTATCAATTCCAGTAATTGTTGAGGTTACTGGATCAATAAGTGCTGTAATATCAGCGATCTCGTTGTTTAATGCCGTAAAATTACTGTTAATTGTTGGTCTAGAGCCAGATAATGAATCAGTTCCTAGAATTTCTGTAATGTTTGCCATCTTTTTATTTTATTTAGTTTACTTTTAACATATTTCTATGTATTGAGTTAGTATTACCATTCGAATCTTCAACCTCTAACGAAATAGTGTACTCGCCAGGGTGTCTGAATAGATATGTTAACACTATATCACCATAATATATATCACTTTTATCTGGTGCAGTATTATTAGTTATTGTCCATTTGTTTAATTTCATTCCCGGCATCTTAGAGAATTCAGGGCAGAATGTAACATGGGTTGATCTATTAACGCTTCTCCAGTCGCTGTAGATTTCAGTATCGTCAAAGGTTGGATTGTATGCTCTTCCATGATATTCGCCATCGGTTGTTCCATTAGTAAGAGTTACTGAATCATAGTCAAATGTTCTAGAGTAGCCCTTTCCGACAACTAAAATATAGATGAAAGTCTCGGTTCCATTTATATCTTCGAACACTGGGTTGAAATTAAATTTAGAGATAATAGGATCTGTAGAAGCGTTAAGTTCGTCAGCAAGGGCTTGCCATCCTGTAATATCAACGTTTGATACAGGTGTAGCAACAGTTACCTCAACGCTTCCTGTCTCTATCTCGTTCGTTGAAGGGTTCGTGTGTACTATCTCAAGTACTGAACCGTTCTGTATTGTTTGAATAATAAACGATGAGGTTGTATCAGATCCGACTCTAGTAGCATCCCACCAAAGATCTTCTGTCCATCTCCAATCAAAATCACTATTATCCCAAGAGTATGGCCCAGCGGTTTCGCTAAACCCATCTTCAGAAAAAATGTCTTTATATCTTGAAACTGTTGAGAAGTTAATGTCTTCTGGTGAAGTTGTATCATGTACATAATTTGCTCTATCAAGCCCTAAATACCAACTAGCATTAATTTCATCTAGTATGTTTTCATTTTGATATGGAGCGTCCCAATATCCTCCTGCCTGGTCGAATTTAACCTCTTTTTTATCATTCCATGTGTTTTTACCTCTTCTTTTATAAAACGCATATAGCTCAACCTCTTTAAGATAGACGTCAAGCATGTCATTTTTAAAGTCGTATGATCTGTGTCCAAACAGGTCGTATGTTCTCATTTCAACGCTATAGGCTCCTTCATATGGTAAAAATACCGGGAATCTTAAATAGTCATCAATTGGTCCTCTAAAAGAATGTTCCCATCCATTAGGACCTGTAACGATCCATTCAATTTCATATACCCATCTTTTCCACCAATTATCCCAAGTTACTTGAGGATCGATTGAATCATTCCAATTGAATTGTGCAGAGTCCCATGTATATTCAAATGTCTTTTGACCATCAAGAATTACTGGACAACCTACAGGAACTTGGGTACTATTTGAAATAGAATAATTGAAAGTATCTAGTGGTTGATCGTAATAAGTCTGGTAAAACAGGGTAAATGCCTCTCTAAGATCTGACAATTGTTGAGAACTAAGTGTATCGTAGTCTTCAAATGCAGTATTTAAAATTGCTTGAGTATCGGCATATCCGGTTCCGACTGTATCGCTTGGGTCATAAACTTTCTTTAATATTAAAGCAACGTCTTCTACAAAAAGCGTTCTTTCGATCGGAAAATGTTCGTATTTAATATCGATACCTTCTGTTACAAATGTAATCGGATTCTGATTATTCCAAATATTTTGATTCTTTTGTGCAAAGAAGTCTGCCTCTCCGGTAATGTCGACGATTTTAGCATTTAGTGGAAGATATTCTTTGTGTAACTTTCTTTTTAAGCCATACAATTTAATTAATACCTCTTCTGGCGTAAAATCAAAAACCTCATCTACCTTTGGAATGTCCCATTCATCAACTTCACCATTCGGTACATTAATCTTATAGACAAGACTAAAACGACTTGTCTTCTTAAGATTGCTCGAAGGAAGTTCAATATCGAGTTTCTTTCTAATAGCCTCTCCATATTTGCTTGAGTTTGCAACCGGAATAGCCTTCAACTTACCGAAAGAATTGCTGCCAGTATTAATATTTAACCAATATTCCTTTAGAGTCAAATTATTATACCCAAAAAAGTCAATTGCATTTAGAACGGCTTTATATGTTCCAATGAACGGCTTGATATTTGAAAGTTCTAATAAGAGCTCTCTTCTCTTTTGATTTAATAGGATCTGGTCTGGAGCCATCTCAGTAATATCGTGCTCTTTGAATAGGATAAAATCGCCATCGTCAAGAGTTGCTCCAAAGTTTTGAAGTAGTATCTTTAATCTCTCATCTTCGCCAACAACCTCTCCGTAGATAAAAATCTTTGCGATAAGTGTTCTAGTACCTCCATTATTTTCATAAACTAGAAGTGTTCTTTGGTGCCTTCCCTCTTCTCCAGAGCTTAACGCAACATTGATTTGAATAGCTTCATTATCTACTTCAGTTACTTGATTTAATCCATCTACATTTTGTCCAACTGAAGTAGTAGAATCAAGGATCGGAGCCTCTTTCTCTCCGTCTGTAATCTTTAATACTCCTCCTTGTAAACTCGCACCATATAGATTAATGTCCTCCGATTCGTAGATATTTTCACTCCACTTGTATTCAAATTTAGAAGCACCTGTCGAAATCGCGATCGGTTTGTTAAGATACACATCACCATTAAGCTCAACCTCTTCCATGATAAAGATATTTACTGACTCATATAGGCCAGTAGAAACCTCATCTAAAAAGATCGAAGCTTCCCAAACACCATCTCCATTTTGAACAGCGTTTAAGTTGTACTCGGTACCTTTAAATATTTTAAGGTTATTGTGCATTATTTAACGTTTGTGTTATCTTTTTTAACCGTAAAGTTTTTCCACTGTTGCAATTTCTTTACTGAGTTAATAATCTCGTTTAAATAATCATTAATGAAAGAGATAAAATCACTCATTGTTTGATTTCTTAAAATATGCCCTGAAAGATTTCTCTGCATTAGACTCTCAGAATAGTCGAATCCTTGATTTTTCAAGTCATTCTTTCTAGTCTTCGCTCCTGAATAGAGATTCTTAAGTTTATATTTTAATAAGTCCTTATATAAAGATTCCATTATAATGCTTTTCTTGTTCCAGCCTGTAATCTAGTATAAACTGTTCTAGGTACTGGCGTTTCGTCAAATGTTACAGAAAGACTTGCTTCTTCGTTAATTTTAGGAGTGTCTTCAATTAGGTCACCGTCACGGTCTAACCAACCGCCTCTAAATACAGCAACTTCCTCTTTTTCCATAATGATATCGCCCCATTGGTCGAGACCTGCAATATCATAAGGAATTGAATCGTTCGGCTCAATATTAACCTTCTTTACATCGTCGATTTTCTTAAAGAAGACGTACTTTTGTTTTCCGTTTCCAATATCTTCAAGAGTTACAGGTTCTTGAGCTGCTATTGTTGTTGTTACTGACTCATAATATCCAAGTCTTCTTGCTGTCTCTTCGGTTTCACTTCTAAACTGAACGTTTACCGCATCTACGCCTTCAACCTCTTCCAAGATGTAGATAATATCACTCTTCGGTAACTTATCTCTTCTTGTAATGTTTAACATATAGTTTGACACTGCAGTTCTTATATCATTAAAGATGTCCTCTTTGCTAAATCCTTCAAAATATCTAACTGAAATATCAATAGCATATTTACGAATCTTTGGTCTTACGAACTGAACCTCACTTGTTACCATCATTTGACCGCTCTCTTGTAAAACTTCATACATTTTATCGTATTCCGTTTGGTCAAAGAACATTTCCTGCTGTGGAATTGAGAAGTAGTCCTGATTTTTTGCTAGCTTCTTATTAATATCTGGAACCGCAAAAATATAAACAACATTATCGTCGTCAATATATCCATCATCGCTCGTGTTATAAGCATCAATATATGAGAATATTCCATATCTTGATAGGAAATATTCATAATTATCTGGGGTTGCAAGAACAAATGACTTACTTGCAAATGGAGCAATCATCTTAGTAAATTCAGTAGATTCAGGCTCCGACCCCATTTTAGGAGCTGAAGTAACCTCAACGTCTAACAATTCGTTTAAGTCGTAGAAATTTCCAGCAGCATCTTTACCCTCATCAACCCATTTAATTTTTAGGTCTTCTGCATCTTCAATGTTTCCTTTGGCGCCTTCATGTATAATATACTCAACTTCAATTGTCGATCCAAGTACTGGAATTGATCCAAAGTTATTTGTTCCAAAATAGATGTCAAGCCCACCGCTAATACCGGTCTTTACAATAAATCCTTTATCGCCTGAGTTCATTTCATAGATTGAATTAAATTTAGACCATTGTTCACCATTAACAGAAACCTTAACCAAGTTATGATCAGTTTTTCCGGTTTGTATATTATATGTCTGGAAACTTTCACCGTCTCCCGTAAGAGTTTGTGTCTCTACTTTACCCTGTACAATAACTGCTTTAATCTTCTCTACTTGAGATTTTGAAATTCTAAACAAGTCTTTTGATGTTCTTACCATATATGAAAGACCATTTGCCTCAAGTTTAAATTCAGCGTTTGCAGGAATAGAAATACCATCGCCTGCAATTTTGGTGAAATCACCAGACTCTGGTTTTAATCTAATCGATATTTCTCCAGTTGCCGCGAACCCTCTAGTTGGATCGTGTCCAGTAAGTCTTGCTAGACCATAAATAGATTCAGGCTGCTGAGCAGTATAGATGTTTTGTTCTACTGTCGAGTCTTCAACATAGAATAGAATAAGTTCTCCAAGTTCAGAAAGTACTCTTAAGATCTGAGCAAATGGAGAAGCGTTAGTAAATAGAGTGTTTGACCTTTCGTAAAGCCTAGAAATATAGGTTCGAGTGTCCTCGAATATCTGTTGAGCCGTTGCTCTTGTTTTTGTTAAGAATTTTAATTCAGCCATCTATCTGGTTTCAATTTTTTAAGCAGCTACTGAGACCACAAACGTGTTATCAATAGTAATATCTATATATGCCTCGTCTCTAATCTCTCCTCTAACGAAAGCAATATCAACATCTACTCCATATTTTCCAGCAAGTGGACAATACTTTGAGATCTGTCTTGTTATCTCGTTTTTTATTGTAAATTCATTGGCATTTAATGAATATAAAAGATCGTTAAGACTACATCCAAACTCAACATCGCCCAATACTTCTCCCTTATTGGTAAAAAGTATCGTTTCGATTTGTGTAATCAATTTCTGAACCTCATCATTTGTTTGAAGTTCAGTTGATCGATAGTTAGGATCTCCTACGGTCTTTATATACAATTCCATATTCTATTTATTATAATTAGCTGTGGAACATCCAGTCAACTCCTTCGTCTCCTTTAATTTCTTCATTAATTTCAGCAAGTTCCTCGTCTCCCATTGACTTAATAGCGTCATAGTCGAAGTCAACATTTCCAGGAAGAGCAAACTTAAAGATTCCAAGTTTAGCACCGAGAGACTGTTTAATCTTAGCACTTACATATCTAAAGAAAATCTCATCATTGTACAGTGCACAGTCGCTAATTGTTTCATAAACTTGAAGAATCACATCACCCTTTGGGGTGTCTCCCATAAACTTTAACTCTCCAGTTAATTGTGAATATGAGAATGAAATTGGATTCTCTAGGATTTGTCTAGCTAAATCGACAAGTGAAGCATTAACAACATAATATTGTAACTCTTCTGCAAACTCGGCAGGACCTGAACCTTCATATGCATCTCTAAATAACATCTTATCAATTGCAAAGTCATTTCCACCTTCAAATCGAAGATCCATTCCTCCACCGCCGCCTTGCCAGCCGCTTGTTAGGTCCCAAAGACCAAATACTGAATAGACCTCACCAGATCCATCAGGTCTCGCTCCTGGAAGATGTAGAGCTCTGTGGTTTTTAAAGTATTCACTACTAAAAACAGTTTTCGGAATGTGATAAAAGTTCTCAGTTACCGAATACTCATACTTTTTATAGAACCATTTTTTAGCTCTTTTAATAATGTTTAGGATTTCTCGTTGAGGAAGGTTTACCGGAACCATACATGCGCCGGTGATTTCATCTCCAATTTCTTCAAGAAATGCGTTCAAGCAATTATCACCAAAATCTCTTGGTGTAGTTAGTCCTGAATCGCTTCCACTTCTAATTTCGCTCATTTTATGAGTTTATTTTTTTACTTACGACAACTTCAGCGTCGTCAAATCTTGTTTCATCACTTACAAACCCCTCTCTAAAAATACCACCAATCATCTTTCCTTTGAAAACCCCATCTCTTCCAAACACATAACAGTTTTTAGCAGTGACACTACCATTAACATAAGAAGATTTGATCTTTGATTCGGTAACTTCAGTTCCTTGATAAAGATTACAGTATTCTATTGTTGAGTTTTTAACCTTACAATTATAAAAGTTCGAATTAAATACATTTCCATTAACCTCACAGTCAACAAGATCAAAACCATCAAGCTCGTAACAAACTGGGAATTTACCATCTTTCACCTGAATTGCTCCTAAGTCTGAGTCATAGTTAATTATGCCATCTACAAGTCCTCCAACCGATAGAGCAGAAACAATCTTATGTTTAATTCTTTCCCATTGCAATCTTATTACGGTGTCTGATTCTTGCAAATCAACCATTAGATCAATTTTCGGAAAATGCTTCTTTAAGTTTTTATGGTCCTTCAATATTTCTCTATATGGAAGGTTTCTATTAAGAATCTTTTTCAATTCAACTTTATTAGTGTCTGTAAATTCCGTATGAAAGCAAGACTTCCACATTTGAATAATAAATCTATCTAATAGGTAAAATATATTGTCCTTCTTTTCTTCGTAGTCTTTTCCTCCAACATACCTAAACTCAAGATAATTTTTAATCTTCTTGTCAAAATTTATTCCGTAATATTTTGTGTTAGGAAAATTGAAATTATTTACAGTTAAAAAACTATCATTAAAATAGAAAGACTCGTGTTTAGGCATAACCCACTTAATAGACTTTGCATAAATTGAATCTTTTCGGTTTGGAAATAATTTATAAACTTGATCCTCATTGAACTCAAGGATAAACTTAAGAACGTTCATCTTTGAGATTGTGTTATTGTCTTCAAGATAATTCTTATCGAATGAAAGATTTAAGTGAATTGAAGACCTGTCGGTAGTGTAGCCATTTTCTTTTATCCATCCTAGCATTTTTAAGATTACTATTCTGGCGTTTTTATATGGCATCGCACCGGTAACTAACTCAATTAAGCCTTTACCTCCCGACATGTCAGGTTCTATCTTAAACACCTTATCATCGGGCTGAAAATCAGAGTGTGCTTTATCTTCGAGCTGTATTTTACGCCCAAGAAGTTCAGAAACTTTTTGTTGAGTTTCCTCTAGACTGTAATTAGAGTAAAACTCAAACTCGATCCCAACAAGAGAAGCGTTGAGCACCGAGTTTGAGTCTGAATGTCTATTTAGTGTTTGCATCAAATGATTATGATATTATACCTTTGTTTAGTATATATCACTATCAGTATTGTGCAATTTATTCTGGAAGCTTAAGAAAGATCTTTTGAGAATCTTTATCAATTCTACTAATCTGAACGGTTATCTTATCTCCTGCATTATATAAATCCATCACTGATGGTTCTAATTCACTAACATGCAAAAGACCAACCAGTCCGGTATCAACTGTTATAAACAACCCGTAATCTTTTTTAGTTTTTACGGTAGCCTCGACAGTACATGGGCATTTAAACTTTTTATCAACATCTCTCCATGGATTATCGATTGTTTCTGCCTTTTGACTTAACGTTATTTTAGAATTACTAATTATGTCTTTTACCCAGAATTCAATCACATCTCCTGGTTTAATTTCTCTTGACTTAAATTTAGAGAGCGTGTCAGCGTCTAAATCGTTAGTGTGAATCATTCCAGTAAGACATGTGTCAAACTCAACAAATACACCATATTTAGCAGTTCCTGTTACACTACCAGTTAGCTTATCTTCGATCTTCGCCTTTAGCTCTTCAATTTTACCAGGTATAAGAGCTTTTAAGTATTTTCTGTGAGAAACTACAATCGTACCTCTTTCCGCTGAGAAGGATACGGGTACTACATATAATTCTTCTCCAAGAATAGAATTAAAGTCGTGTAGCTTGTTGATTCCAGCTAGTGATCCTGGCATGAAACAATCAACTCCTTGAATATTGACGATATAACCACCGTTCTCGATTAATCTATCAATCTTACCAACCCATGCTGTATCTCCATCTTCTACTCCAGCCTGTAAGTCTCTAAATACTTTTTGTTTCATTCCACCAGAGATAGAACCTAAAACGTGGTCCTCTTTGGCTTGAACAAGAACAGAAACATCATCACCTGGACGATATTCTTCGATAATATATCGAGGTTCTTTAGAAGTTTTAACATAGACCATTTCTCTCCAGTTAACATCAACTGTAATCCATTCTGAACTAATAGCAAACACTTTACCGTCGATAATTTCACCTTCAGTTACTGAAGATCTCATATTCGACATGCTATTATGTCCTTCCATTAGGTCATACATCTCTTGAGCATATGGCTCTCTAGAGTAGACCCTGTCTCCTTCTTTAGTCTTAATGTGTGGATTTGGTTTTCGATAGACTGTAATGCAGGTTGCTTCATAAGCAGCCCAGTCAAATTCACCATTGGCGTCTAGCCAGTTTTCGATGCGGTCAGCGCCGCCGTCATTTTCAGAATCTGGAGTTTTAACTTCCAGAGTTTCTACGGGAGTAAGTTCTTTCTTCTTAATCCTCGCTCTTTTTTTGTCTGTCATTTATTTTTAGATTAAAAGTGTAACAATGTATATATCCTTTAAATTAGAGTGGTCTCATTCCAGTCCATGGAGTTGGCAATGGAAATGGTGGAGTCCCAGGAACCAGACCAATATATGCTCCTGTGATTGATAACATATGCTGCTCAAGCCCTTTTCTAATATCACTTGCCATATCTTTGTATGCTTGTTCCTGTGAATTGGTGTTAAAGTTTCTAGTAAATGCATTCTTAAACCCGTTCGTTACCGAAATTGGATTTCCAGGAAAGAATAAAAGAGATCCTGGAAGAGGAGCCCTTAAAACTGCATATTGGGCGGGTGGTGGAAAGGGGCTTATAGATCCTGGAACAGCGGCGGCTCCCCAATATGCAACTACGGCTGCACCAATTGGAGACATCAAGACCATGTTAGGTTTGATATTTGTCAATTGCATAGTTTTAAGAGCAGAAAAAATGGCTGCTTGAATTCCAATTTTAGCACCGCTTAAGAGCCCTGTTCCAATAGGAGTAAGTGGTCTCTTAAAAGTAATAAGTGTTCCTTCCACCGAAGCGATAGCAACTTGATGATACAAATCAGTGATTATCGTTGCAGTCTTAATAAGTTCAATATCGGGAGAACTTGGCTCTTCTGAAACATCTGCCCTCTCCTGTAACTTTTGCGCTAATTGCTGTTCAAATGTTGCCCAATTCATTATTCTTCTAGTTTAATATCTTCGATTTCAACATCGAACGGTTCTTTATCAAATGGAGTAGTCTCAACTCTAATATCGTTTCCAACCTCTTGAATTGAATATGAATGATATTCCTTACCTATTTGCGGATCCATCAAATCTTTCATCTCCTGAACTATCTCATCCTTCTCTAGTTCTATAAAAGTTGATGTGCCGTCTTCCTCAATCACTGTTTTCCAATTACCTATCTCAGGAGTCTCTATTGTTTCAATTGTTGTTTCTCCCTTCTTCTTTAAAACTCCAAGAGCGGTAACAGTCTGGTCCTCTAAATATCTTTTAATAGAGTTGAGTAATATATTTGTCTGTGTGTTTATTTTATAATCATACAATTTTGATGTTTGGTTATAGGTGTAACTTGTAGACACGGTGTTTCTTCCAATAAACTGTCCCTCTTTAGGCTTTATTGAAATTGTCATAATTTCTTTATCATCTCCTTCAAGAGTTTCAAACTCTCTTTCAGCCTTAAAATAACTTTCCCATAAGTCTTCATTTTCAAATAACTGTTCAATTTTTACATTTACTGAAAAAAGAGAAGAACTTGGTCCGTAACCGCTACCATCCGCAAACCTTTTAAGAGCATTTGATAATTCTTCGCCTACCTGATACTTAATTGGATCTTTAACGGAAGCCCTAAATTTTAAAGGAGAAAGATTTCCATTGTTAAGACTTCCCGTTATATCAGCGTTTATTAAGGCACTAAAATAACTTTCAACGTCTTCTGTAAATTCTTTGATTCTATCCAACTCTACGGCTGAAATATCATACGCATATTCATAGTACTCAATAACATTGGTAGTTACCGTAAAAGTGAAACTATAGCCCCATTTATTTAATAGTTCATCAAGTGTCATTATTTACCAGTTTGTTGATAGTTACTGTGTTCGCCTTTTAATTGACCCACTGTCGGTGTCGTGGGTGGAAGTGGAGGACCACTAGGACCAACCCCAGTTGGATGTGTATGCGCTAAATAATCATCTAATAGTTTATTTAACCATTCTTCAAGTGACTTACCACGAACGGCTGGTTCACTCTCATCAGTACCATCATTTGTTGCTATAAAAATATCGCCTGAATTAATAAAGATCTGTCCCTCTGGGCTAAATCGAATCATTGGGGCCTCGGTGTTTGATTCTCCAGTTGTAATTACAAGGCCGTCTTCGACTGAGTAATAGACTCTTAGATTTCTTTCATCATCATAAACAAGAGAAATAACGTTTTGCGGCTCTTCACTATTCTCAAGAACCTCACTCTTCAGGGTATCATTCTGGTTCACCTGGAACCAATATTCCGGGTGATATATGTTACCATTATCAAAACGTACTGATACAATATCACCAACCCTAGGAACTGCATGGGAACCTGGAAGGTTTCTATTCATTGGAGTTGCCCATGGAATAGCCTCTTCTGGTAAGAGGTCAAACTTACCAAACACTTTGATTCTACATCTACCTGAATAAAGCGGATCTTCATTGTTTACCACTTCACCAAGCCAATGAGAATCTCGAGTGTTGTCTCTATATAGCTCGTTAGTAGTCTCCATTATTTATGTACGTTGTCATTAAGCGGTCCTTCAGAATCTTGAGGAGACCGATCATATACGTTAGCACCGATCGGCCCTTCGCTATCTTGTGGGCGCCTATCATGAATGTTTTCTTTAATTGGTCCTTCAGAATCTTTAGGAACCGGATCATATGCTGCTCCAAGTTCTCCTTTAGGAATCGTAGTCGGTCTATCTCCAGCCCCGCCTCCGCCAACAAGGTTTGCGATTCCATTAACTGATCCGGCAGAAATAGCGTCTTGTACGGTTGATAGAGTATTTGCACCATGGACATTACCAAGTAGTAACTGTCCTTTAATGTTTTCTACAGTTCGATCAACTGCGCTATCAATAATTTCGCCGGCTGCCTCTTTTGCAACGTCTCCAATCATTTGACCAATAGTTCTATTTTGATCTTGTAACATTGAATTGGCATATTCACCCTTTCCACTGCTTTTCTCCCATTTAATTTTAATTTTAGGAGCTGCTGCCGCTTCAGGACTTCTATTTAGTCCTTCAAATATTTCACTAGTAGAATTTAGGTCAAACTCACAGTGCCCAAGATCAATTGCAAAATGAGGTCTCTCAGCCTTTACTCCACCTTGACTTCCTAAAACATCAAGATTTGCGTTGGGTACTGCTGCATTAAATACAGTTGAAGCTTTTTTAAGAATTCCTTTTCCACTGTTAAACGTTCTTACTTCAGAAACATAGATATGCAATCCAAAGGTTCGTAAGTTTTTTGGGATAACTTCAACCCATCTATTAAAATCAAATGCAGCATTTCGATAGAGATCCATCATACCAGAAACGGTAAGCTCAACAGTTTCTAGACATTCAATTTCTATTTCTTGTTCTCCCCGAAAGGGCTCTGCCATATTCCACTGTCTTGTCTTTTCTAAACCACTAACAGACTGCCAAAACCAAGGGTATTGCGAATTTACCTTCTTTAAAATCTTAATAAAGTTTTTAAGACTATCTGCTCTTTCATCATCTTGACAGACATTCCTTAAATAGTCTTCTGCCATACCGTTAAGCAGGGGAGAATGATCACTATAATAGTCAAACATAAAGAAAAACGACAAATATGTCGGGTCCTCATGCATGGTATCAAATAGCTTGATCTTTCTAAAGTCTTTTGTGGTTCTAAAGTCCTGCATACTCTATTTATTATAATTATCCAGCTGACTTAGCAGCATTTATTCTTGCCGGCCATTCTCTTCTTGTCAATATAACTTTTTGAGAATAGTTTCCTACAGAACCTTTATAAATTATATCAATCGATTCTATAATATAATAGCCGCTTAAGAACTGATCCAACATTTGCTCTGGTCTCTCTTCTTCACTCTTTCCATTATCAATAGCAGAGTCCTTAAATCCAGCATCTTCTTTCGCATCTTTTAGGTTACCTGCCTCGACAAGTCTTTGTCTGTCAACATGGTATATTAATACCGGTACCTTCATATATCTATAGAGACTTGCATTAAACGTAGGTATAGTGACCTCTAGTTTTATCTTTTGAGTCTCATCAAAGTTTCTCTTATTGTGCAGCTGGGAAAATATGTGGTTTGGATGAACATTTCCAAGACCCTCTTCACCGACATCTTGGCGACCCATATATTTATGTTTTACCAAGTCAAGATATTCTTCACTCTCCCTGTTTCCCTTTAAAGGTTCTTGAAGATCGATTAAATTTTCAGGGTCGGTTGAAAGAGCTTCGATTCTAAACTCGTCTAGTCTCTCCTCTGCATTATCATCATAGATTTGAATGTCTCTAAAATGACCGTGCAGTTCATTTACCGAATTTGATTGATTTAAAATCCTATATTTTTCAAACCAATTATTAGTTGACTTAAAAGAAAGCTTGTTTGTTAAAAATAACTTAAACGGAGTATTATCGACACTAGTATCACTTTCCATCTCTTCGCTCATTGTTGTTGGAGGAGACGTCATAGTATCTTGAAAGTCTTGAATGCTTGGATTAGAAGCATTAAAAATCTTATTAATATCGATAAAATTCAAATAGTAATATTGGTCAATGAAGAAGTGTTGAAAGGCTTCGTCAGAGACATAAGATGTCGATACAATTTGTTTTATAAAGTCAAGGTAATTAATAAACGGCTGAATCCTGATTTGCTCATCAACCGTCTCGTCTATGTTTGATGCTAAACCCAGCTTTAATTCCTTAACAACTGCAGTCAAGTGCTCAAGAGATGTATTTGTTTCTAAGTGCTGACAGTTTTCTGCAAATAATTTAGGAACGCTAACTCTACCAGCGATTGAAATCTTCGAAGGCTGTCCCTCCTTTGGAGGAGCCGATGTTATATCTGTGATTTCAAAGTCGAGATGAATTGATTTGTAAGTTGCTTCATTCTTTGATCCAATATATACGGTCATCTTGTCGCCGTCTCTTGGAAAACTATCAACTCCAAAAATATTCTTACTATCAATTAGAGTAGCTGAAACAGTAGGGTAAGCGCCTTCAGATGAAAGAGTAAAAGACTTTACGTCATTCATTGAGAATGCATAATCGTTAACAAAGATAAGAGGCTTTTCAATACCGATAGTCTTTGTTACCTTATCGTTCTTTTCAGCTGACTCTGCTGGATCAGGAGCCTCTATTTTTTTAGGCTCGATGGCTGGCTCGACTAGAGCCAATATATTATTTTCTAAGTCTACTGCCATTATGCTTCGTTATTAGGTATTGTCTTAGTTGTTGTATTTGTGTTAACATCCTTTATTACCTTTTCAGCAACTGGATCGCTGTATGCCTGCTTTCCAAATACAATCTTACCTCTTTCAAACTTAAAGTTTTTCTTACCAACTGCAATTACGTTCGGTGGAAGAAGATTTTCCTTATCGTACTTCTTTTTAAGAGATTCAACCCGCTTAGCATCTTTTTCGGTAAGTCTTTTTGTATCGACAAACTGCTGCTTAACAATATTCTCTTCTACTTGAGGTGCTCTATTAAACTTTTTAGTTCCAACCTCTGCAACCGGTATCTTAAGATATTGCCCTTCAACTATTGAGAATGGATTCGATATATTATTAAACTTTAAAATAATATCTAATAGACTAGCGTCTCCATAGTATTTAGCGGCAATCAGATCTGGCCTTGCCTCTTGAAACTTATCAACTCTATGTGCCTTTTCAAGCAATAGCGCCTCTTCTTTATTTTGAAAAAGAAGAGTCGGAATCATTAATAATAATTTTGTTCCGTCAGCTATTTTGTTTACTATAGTTTTTAATTCCATCTTTAAGTATTATCCATTTGCAATGTCAGAAACTCTAGTGTCCATGCCATCTGCAGGTCTTTGTTTACCGTAAGGTGTAGTAATAACTTCACTACTTCCTGGGTTGTAGGCATCTGATTGAAGATACATTCTACCTCTACCGGCGTTAAACATGCTTTCAATTTCACCTTTGTCTCTCGCTCTACCAGGTTTAAGAGTTATTGTAACCTTTAATTTACTTGGGAACCCTTCATAACCAAGAGGTCCTTCAAACGCAAATTCAGCATCTTGTAGAGTTAAGTTACCCGCAACAATCATTGGATTCATTGGATTTCCTATCGTTAAGTGCCAATTACCCGTCGGATCACCAGCAACAAATGCATTTACAACAGTACCTCCTTGAGGACCTCCAAGTAGCTTCATTAGTCCTCCTCCAATAACGTTATCGAAAACTTTACCGTCTCCTTTAAAAAATCCTTCAAATCCTTCTTTAAGACTAGAAAATCCACCCATTATCTGGTCTCCTAACCCTTCAAAATAACCTTTATAATCTCCACTTGCAAGTTTCTTAAAATCACCAAATGGTTTACCAACACTACCACTACCAAGATACCTTGTAGCACCTCCCCAGAAAGGAGCATTGTTATATGTTAGAGCAAGCAAGTTAGACATTGTGTCCATAAACGCTGCCTTTGGAGATGTATTACCATAGCCTCTAATATCATAATAGAATGTTAATGAAAAATCTTGTTCAAAAACCATCCCTCTTTCACGTGTTAAAATCTTGTCAATAACATTGTAGGGACCAAATACTTTATTTGGATAGGTTTCTTTTGTAGGATCCCAGCCTCCTCCTTTATCTCTAATCATTGCGGCAGACGCTGCACTTCTACCAACTGCTGCA